GGTCCTGCCATGGAATATTTTGATGGGGATAAATTTTGGTTTCAAAATAACAAATTGCATCGTTTAGATGGTCCTGCAAAAGAATGTTCTGATGGCAACAAATTTTGGTATCAGAATGGCAAATTGCATCGTTTAAACGGTCCTGCTGTAGAATATTCTAACGGTGAGAAATATTGGTATATTGAAGGAAAAAATCATTCTGAAGAAGAGTATTCAAAAAAGATCGGAGAACTGAATCATTCAAATGACTGTTCCAATAAAATCATAGAAATTGACGGAAAGAAATATAAGTTAACTCCTGTTGATTGAAAGGCTTCAACATGCAGAAATACACTGTAGTTGTAAGTGAAGAAGGAACAATTTACTGGTATAAAGAAAGAACAGAAATTTTACATAGAGAAAATGGGCCTGCCATTAAATATGCTGATGGTAGCAAATCTTGGTATCAGAATGGAAAGCTACATCGTTTAGATGGTCCTGCTAAAGAATCTGTTAATGGTGATAAATTTTGGTATCAAAATGGCGAACTGCATCGTTTAGATGGTCCTGCTGTAGAATGGCCTGACGGTAACAAAGAATGGTTTATTGAAGGACAAAATTATTCTGAAGAAGCATTTAATCAAATGGTTGAAAAATTTAACAACGACAAAATTCTAAAATCTTTTTATGATAAAAACAATAAGTTATCAAGTGATGCTGTAGAATTACAACATAAAATTTTTAGTATTCTAGAACCAATTTTCCAAGAACAAACAAGCAAAGGTTATTCTGCAAGGGAACTTTCTCATTTAATTTCTTCATGTGCATTTGATATTGAGTGCAAAACATGTATGTAACATTTCCATTATAGCGGCAGAAGGAATCTTTCATGTCTTCTTATAGAGAAGTTGACGCAAAAGGAAATGTATTTTGGTACAAACTTAAAACGCGCGAAAAACACAAAGAAAATGGTCCTGCAGTAATTCAAGCAAATGGTAATAAATACTATTATCAAAATGATTTACTACACCGAGAAGATGGTCCTGCCATAGAACTTAATAATGGCGATAAAAAATATTATCAACACGGAAAACTACATCGTTTAGATGGTCCTGCCATAGAGCTTACTGATGGAAATGTAGAATATTGGATATATGGGAAAAGATTAACTTATCGTGCTTTTGTAAAAATTGTGTCTTGCATGAAAGTAACAACTTAACAAAAGGATTTATAATGACTAATTCCTCAAAAAAGCAGAAGCAAATAGGAGTCAATATAAATCCAGACTTAGATAATCCAAAAGCAATTTGTATGTGGTGTTCTGAAATTACAAAGATTACAGGTACACCAATATATCGAAAACATATTCTGACAAAAAATAAACATTTTTGTTTAAAGTGTGGCATTGATCTCAACATTTTTTGTGGAATTTTAACATGAATTCTTTGAAGGGCTTAAGAACAATTCTTATAAACAGAAAAGTCATTGGATATGCCTACAGAGGAGAAAGAATTTTAAAAACATCTTATGTTGGATCTAAGAAGTTTTATATTGAGACTAAGCATTGCACAGGAATATATTATGATGAACAGAATTCTCCACAATTTAACAGTCTTGAAGCAGCAAGAGAATGGATTGAAAATCATTAGTCACTGACAACTGAAAAGGAATTGTCATGACAGAACAAAATGATGAAGGTGAAATTGATATTATTGCTGAACGTGATGAAGGAATTGAAATTATTAATGATGCTGAATTGCCATTAAAAATAAGAATGTCATGTTCATCTGAAATGTATTCTGTAGATATTGTAGGATTCCATGGAGTTCAAGAGACTTTAATACAGACAGATTGTTTCAGAACAGCCTGGGATATCTATGTGCGTCGAATAAATCAAGATGACATTGAAGAAGCAGACGGAGATAACTAAAACGAAAGGATTTAAAATGAAGTCAATGGCATCGTGGCTCTGATATTGTCTATTGTAGCGGTGGCGACGCCAGTTGTTGAGCCGTATTTGACGGGCGTCAGCGTGTGGTGTATCATGCTGGCATGGGGTCCTGGCGCGACCTTTGGTGTTGCTGCTATTGTTCTAGGATTTTTTCATTTCATTCATTTGAAGGTTAAGAAATTTAAAAAGCAACGAGAATATCAAGCAGCTATTGATGCGAGCGTTACATTGATTAACTAAAGTAATGACTTAACGCAGAGAGTCAACAGCAGAGACGAAAATGAATGAAGCAAATCAATTCGAACAACTTACATATGAAGAAAAAAACGAATTAATTGAAGCTTTAGCTTCAGGCGGAGCTTACATTTTTTGCGATGAACTGACGAAGACAGATGAGTTTCTTTTTTACCGATTAAATTCTGGCAGAAATGTGTGGGGAAAGTATGAATGGGATTCTCCAAATGGAGAATTCATTGAATTGTCAATCTCTGAATGATAATTGTCTTTCAATATTCTTAAGGAGTTTGAAATGAGCCTAGTTACTTTAGTAGCTAATGAAAAAGCGATTCGAAATTACTTCCCACTTTCTGATAAAGTTATAGCATCTGCTGATTTTCCTATTGATCCAAAACACTGTACAACTAAATTGGGATGCTGGCTCGCGGAAAAAATTCAGACCACAAAGTTTGATGATGATGCATCAATATGTCAAATCTGTTTGCCACAAACAACAATGGACTTTCGTATAGCAAGCATTTGTCAGTCAATGCAACAAGGAAATATTCACAATCTTGAACAATTGAATCAACGAATTGATTTATTTCAACGACGAATAAGTGAAGCTTATGAATTTGTGAAAGCGTTTGGAAAGTGTGAATTTGCATATTGTGTTCAAGAATTTAAATGGCCAATTTTTTCTGGTGATATTCATAATTCACCTGAAGATTATTTTGATAAATGCGCAAAACAAATTAGAGAAACTAATGGAATTATAATTAGTTGTGGATTTGACAATGAAATGCCACCTGAATCAATCACTAGAACTATGAATGGTGGAAATGGTTTGATGCTGCTGGAAAATTACCTAAAACAAAAAACATTTTGCGGAGAATCAAATGTCTCATGAAGTTGAAAGTATGCTGTATGCAGGAAAAACTCCTTGGCATGGTCTAGGAACTTATGTAGGCGATCAAGAGGTTAATAGCGAAGAAGCTATTGTTGCAGCAGGTTTAAATTGGGAAGTCGTAAAACGTCCTTTGTATCGCGATGCTATAAATTACGTACTAGAAGAAGACAGATATGAAGAAGTTGATGGCTGGTTTGAAGTTGCGCGGGAAACTGACAATGCTTTACTTGGAGTTGTGCAAGGGCGCTATACGGTAGTTCAGAATAGCTACAAATTTAGATTCATTGACAATATTCTTGGCAGCGGTGTTGCGTCAATCCATACTGCAGGATCTTTGAAGGGCGGAAAAATTGTTTGGATTTTAGCAAAGTTGCAAGGGATTGCTAGGGTTAAAAATACAGACGACACTATTGAAAGATATTTGCTGCTGTCGTCTGCACATGATGGTAGCATGCCTGTAATGGCTCAATTTACTCCTGTTCGAGTTGTTTGTGCAAACACTTTGAATGCAGCATTTCATGACTGCACAAATATTGTAAAGGTACGTCACACTGCAAATGCAGATGCGCAATTCAAAATTGCAGAAAACACTATGAAGCAGGCATTGGATTTCTATGAAGTCTTCGAACAAAAAATCAATTGGCTAGCAGACCAGAAGTTCACAGACTTGCAACTTGATCTAGCTATTAATAGAGTCATGAACGACAACAAAGAAGAACAAAGCACAAGAATTAAGAATTATTCTGAAACAATTAAAATCTTGGCAGAACATGGCAAGGGGAATGCTCAATGGAGGGGAACAGCTTGGGGCGCTTATAACGCTTTCACTGAATTTTCTGATTGGGAGAGATCTGTCAGACACGACAAAGATAACGTAGAAAACAGAGTATTTTCGAATTGGTTCGGAAATTCGGTCGCCCTAAAGCAAAAAGCGCTTGACGCAATCGTAGAAATGTTGTAGCGCTGCGTTCAACGTCTCTAATGCAGGAGGGTCTTTATGGCCGCAAACGATAATCTTTCAATTCGTGAATCTCTTGAGTTGATTAGAAAAATCTGTACAACGAATAAAATTGAAAACGCTTTTGTTAACCCTCTTTATATCTATTTTCATCCAATCTCTAATGTTCTAGACGCGTTGACACAAATAGAATCGATTGTCAATCATGCATTAACATCTGTAGTAGAGGTAAATGATGTCAGCAACAATGCCACAGAATCTAATGAGAACAAACTATCATCGTCATAGCTATAAATGTCGATCGTGGTCTGAAGCTCTAGAAAATTTTAATATCAATTTTAAAATCCAAAAAGTTCCACTCTGTATACCTGAAACAAAATGCGTTGTAAAAAATCTTTTTGGATTAGTACGTCTTGATACAGGCAGGCCACTTGAAGGTGTAGGTGTAAACTCTCGCTATGCCGTTATTCAAACAGATAGATACAACAAAATTGCTGAGCAAATAACACAGAAGTTGTCCGCCGATTTTGTGAATGGTGGCGAATTTCGAGACGGCAAACTGATTTATGTGCAAGCTCAATTGCCCGGAACTGTACAGTTATCGTCAGAACATCACCTAGAAAAGCACATTCTTTTTTTGAATTCATTCGATGGCAGCAAGAATTTTACCATTCTTCCTATTTTGATTTGTTCAATAGGAAAATCCATCATACATACTGCAGGAAAAAATTGCAAGGACTTTGAAATAAAAATCAAACACACTTCTAATGCGCTAGAAAAATTGCATGCTCCGCAACAAATGCATGTAACGGTTCGTAATGCATTCGAAGAGTTTGAAGAAAAAATTATTCAATACCTAAATACCAGCTTTTCTGTTTCTCAGTTTGAAAAATTATTGCTGGAGATGTTTTGTTCATCGAAAGACAAAAGTTTTGCGGCAACATCAACTGCGGCAAAAAATCAAATGGAGGTTTGCCGAGCTATTTACGAGGGCAACAAAGCGTGTGCTCCGTATTCCGGCACCCTTTGGGGTGCCTACAGTGCCCTAGTGGAGTATTCCGACTGGCGGCGATCTATAAAAAACAAAACTGACAATTTTGAATCACAGCTTATTGGTTCAAGTGCACTTTTTAAGCATAAACTAATTGAGGTTTTAGATACGTTCTCAAACATTAACTAACAAAAGACGGCATATGAAAAAAGCTACACAAACAAAGCAATGGACAGGAGAATGCTTAAGAAAGAAAAAATTTAAATCTTTTGATTTTGCAGAACGAACAGCAAAATTGATCGGAGAAAAAGCAGGAAAAGAATTTCGTGTATATATGTGTCCACATTGTTGCAATTTTCATTTAACGACATGGATAGAATAATGATTGACTTTTTCCCTAAATCACATTTTGTTCCTATGATTAGCACTATTTCACATAGTGTCATTGGACATTTAGCTCAAGGTGAACTAACCAAACCATATATGTACAATTGGTTCCGAGAGATGCAACTTGGAGCGGAAAATATTTTAATAGAACAAAAACTAATAGAGCCTAAAGCATTTTTCTTTTGCGATAAAAAAACCATAGAAGGCGGACTTATCTTTGGACCAAAATATAAAAATATAGAAACTAACTTTTTTATTATGTTGCACCTGAAGCTGATGGCGCAATGCCTTGGTCTGAGCGACACAATGGAATTCATTAAACTATTGTCTGTAGCTACATCGCCGTATGCAATCAGTTACGTTGGGGAAGAAAAAAATGGTTGTTTTCCGTTGTCTAGCGAAAAAGAACAGCTAACCAAGGGCGCTTTGTTCGTGTGGCTCGAACACTCAGACCAGCAAGGATACGCACAGATAATCGACTTCGCACTACATCCAAATAAAGATGTATGTTTCAAAAAACGATACGCCACAATGCATTACAAAGCAGTAGAAAACGACGCAAAAAAGTGTTTCAACCCATGCGGCGAAGAGCGCGAAATGATGTCGGTAGAAGAATGCGATGTTCACACCTTTGTTCAAGATGCATGATTTTAACAGGTTCTCTTTGGGAGGTACGTTACCATATACACAATTTTAAAAAGAAAGGACATGTTGTATTCGAACAAAAGCGCATAGGAAAATATAATTTAACAGCCACCATTAGTACAAGAGCATATCCTGATAGTGCTCTTTGGAACAGAAAAGTTTAACATGGCCAAAAAACTTGTTGCGACTGAATCTTCAAAATGGATTGAGGTGTCGAGAAAATTTATTTCCGAAAGTATAACTTTACATCCTGCCGAATGCAAATGGCATTACGACTACATGGAAGGTAAAATCGAGATATACGAAAAGCTTGTTGATTTGACAGGAAAAATCAAAGGAGTTAGACAACGCACGATTTTAACATCGCCGATATATATCGACGGGCATCCAGAAATTAAAAGTCTTTTCGGTATTGCGGCATGTGCACTGAAAGAGCTAGAGAGGCTTGTTATTCATACGGCAAAATCCGAACTACAAACGCAACCTGCACCATTGTTTTACCGCGACGCCGCACTAGAATCTTCTGACAATGGCTGTTGATTGCAAGAACTACCACAGGAGCTACAGATGGCAAAAAAAAATCCCACCATTTCTCCAGATTTGCTGGAATTCCTGCAATCGAACAAAACAGGAACGGCCTTGCTGCTGGAATATGTAAGGCAAAGCACTGGCGACAATCCAACTTTTGATGATTTCCATTCATTTTTTATTTCTGAATATGAATCTGTTTCAGAAGGTCTGCAAAATATTCCAGTTGCAGAATTGTTTGTGCCACAAAATAAGGCAAGACCTGCAATGATTCATCGCAACAAAACGAATAAGATTAGCAATCGTGTTTCACCTATTGCTGCTGATGATTATGAAAAATACCAAAACACAATTCTTAGCCTGTTGTCAAAAGATGCTGGCAAAACTAGCTCTGCAGTCTACAGAATGATGCGCGCCAAGAAAATGCCGATTACAGAAACTCAGTGGAGAAAGATGCACAAAAAGCTTGTTAAGCAGAAGCTTATCAAAAGAGTAGGAAACACTTCAAACACATTGTTTTTTGCAGTATAACTTTTCCGACCGACAAACATGAAAATTACATCAGAAAAGAACAAGAAGCTTACGGCTGAATTAAAAGCATTAGGGCGCAGAGTTAATTTAACTAAACTAACAGATGAACTAATTCAGCAACTAGAAGCACCAGATAAAATATCTCGGAAAAAAACGTTAGAATCTATTTCATCTCAAGAAATAAAAATAGCTCAAAGTTTAATATACAAAGGAGCTAGCGAATTAATTGAACAAGCAGAAGCAAATAGCATTTATTTGTGCAAGCATTTGTTGATTGTTCATTTTTGGTCTAAGTCTAAAGTGAACGAACAAAAGCTAGAAATTATTCAAAAGCAACATGGCAAAAGATATACTTCCGCTGTTGTAAAAATCGACGGAACACGTTACGGTAATTACAAATTTGAAATATTTCCGACTTCACGAATAAAAATGCTTTCAACTAAAACTCAAAAAATGTTTGAAAATCTGAGAAAGCGCAATAATGCGCATCCCAATGAAATCTTTATTAAGGTTAGCAAAGCAGATTAATCTGAATTCTGTGTTGCGCAATAATGCGCACGCGCCTGAAAAATTCCTTGCATGCGCATACAGCCACTGGTATCGTGAGCCTCTCTTCAACAATCTATGGGGGCTCACATGCCAGGCGGCAACCACAACACCATATTAATGATATCAGGAGACCAGGCCCGGGGGGAAATAAGCCATTCCCCGCGCGAATGGTGGCACTTGACGCGAGAAGTTATCGCCAGGAAAACCGCCGCTACAAACGGCATATATGGTCATGGAGACGTTTGTAATGGATACCAGATAGTTTGCCATGGCCCGCCAACAAAGACGGCCCTAATCGCCTCTGGGCCGACGTCATGCCGCATTTTGGGCGTAACCGATACCCCGCCCGACTTTAATTCACTCTCTTCTCTTGCGTTGCTGCAGCTTCTAGCAGATTCTTTAGGATTTGATCTAGTTGAAAAAAATGTTCGGAAAATTAAAACCGTTTAAAAAACTTGCTATGAGTTTTGATTCATACAAACAAAGATGTCCTAAGTGCACTAGTTTAGAACGTACGCTTTATTTTTGTTCTGACAAATGCGCAATCAACGTCAGCCAACATCTGCATGTAATTTGTCAATGCTGTCGATATACATGGCTTACGAAGACTGCTGACAATTCTAAATGAATCAATCATCGTCGTTATAGCTGATTCCTATACATAAATCAAAGATGAAATTCTTAACGCTTTCTGTTATCAAATGAAGTTCTGGGAAATTATCTTCTTTGTGCCATAAAAGAAGTTTTGGCTGCAAAGGTTTTTCTTCGTCATCTGTTTCTACTTCGAACCATATAACAGCTTTGCTCAACTTGTTCTTCTTGCTCTTAGATAAGAGATTTTTGACTTCATCTAAAAAATCATCTGGAATTTTCGAAAGCTCTTCTTCTTTCTGTTGCCTTACTTTCGATAAATCTACAACGCTCAGTGTTTTACTATCTGTTTTTTTTCTTGCCATTCTTTGAATTCCCCTGTTTTCGTGACGACATCAAAGGAGAATACCATGTATTTTGAAGCACATAAATATTTGTCTGCGATTGATAATCAATTTTTTGACAGTAGCTAAGACGATTTTGTTGACAAGGCACAATCGAGCGCCGATAATAGAGGTAGACAGGCCGATGGCCAAAAGGAGTACAAGATGGACACCAATTTTACAGAAATTCTGCAAGAAGAGCGTCGTGCCATTACTAACGTTGCCGCGAAGACCGCTGTTCAACGCGTGATTCGCTCTATCGGGCAGGAGCACGTAACACTGCAACAGCTAGTCGAAATGGCAAGCGCAGATAAAGATGCAACCAATACGTTAATGACAACGCCAGTTCTTGATTTTTTCCCTGATTTGTTTGAGGACGAAGAAGTCAGAGAAACACGACAACACATTCGTTTGTCAGAACAAGACAATGCAACTTTAACAAATACAGTTGCATCAATTATCAAGAAGAAAAAGAAGGGATATTTAATTGGAGAATTAGTTGACTTGATTCGTGAAAAGAATTTGCCATTTGTTTTTACACTGAACCATGTTCGTCACGTTCTGAATGCACTTTCTAGTGGCGGTATTATTCAGAAAGTTGGCAATAGAAAGAATATGTACTACACACCTGCCTAAATTTTTTCTGCCTTGGAAGGCTTGCAATAGTCACAATCTTTTTTATTACAAGGTTTCCATTCTGACAGTTCCTCTATATCCTCAAGTGATGCGGCACCTCTTCTTAGATAATCCAATCCACCATCTACAAATATATTTCCACATTTGCATTTTTTGAAATCATGTCGATATGCTGAAATTACTATATCGTTGCATTTCCTACATCTTGCTTTGTTGACAATTAATGTATGTTTTTCTGCCATTTTCTAAGTCCTCTAGCCAAAATGGATGTTCGCGTTTTTTGTATTGCAGCAAATGTATTTTATCATGTTTGTAATAATTTCTATATGACTTAACTGCATCTCCACATTTATACTTTTCTGGCATGGCTAAAGCAAAATCAGTTAAAGAATCATTTGGGAACAAATGAATATATGATTTTGTTTGATTTAACTTTGGCAAGCAGGCATGAATTTTGTCATAACGAAAAAAGTATTCGTCAATTAAATGCATGCCAAGTTGATGCAGCCATAGAAAATTTTCTTTAGAACGACGGCACCAAATACTGCAAGGATGATTTATGTGTGTCGGTCTGTATAAACCTGTTTCTGCACAAAAATCATTTATTGGTTTTTTAAAATAATAATAAACAGAAGTTGACAATATTTGTGTTGTTTCTAATATCATTTTTACGACATGCCGATTGCAATGATATTGTGCAGCTAATTTTGGTTCAATATCTAAAACAAAAATATTCATGAAAATTGGCGCTCTTGGTGGGATTCGAACCCACATTAGACAAAAACTTAGACATTACTCTAAGGATTGAAATTTTTTGGAAACGCGCTTCCCTACAGACCCTGTCTGAGCCATTCGGTGCACTGCAACCATGCAAAATTTCAAAATTAAATCGTCTATGGTTTTCACCGCACGTTCCGTTTTACGTGTGCTCTGCCAATTGAGATACAAGAGCGGAGATATTCATGTTTATTTTAACCACTTTCTAATTGCATTATCGCTTACGTTGTATTTCTTGCCAAGAGCAACATAATTCATTGTTTTTAACTCTTCTAACAATGTTTCTTTGGATGGACGATTTATGATTTTTCGTCGTGAAAACTGACAACATTTCTGTGAACAAAATTTTCTAACTCTAATTTTGTGACTGCTTGAATGAACCATTTTTCCACAGACTTGACATTGTATAAATAAAAGATTGATTGCATTGCTGTGCAATTTGGCGTGTTCTTGTTTTGTGGCAATAAATAAGTTAGATATGTCATTATTGTTTCGATTACCATCTTTGTGATGAACATGTTCATCAGATGAAATCCAGCGTTTCAAAGCTAAAGAAACAACGTGACGATGGCAATAGACAATACCTGATTTATTTGCCAAAGTATGTTGAGGGTCAAAAAATATTTGATAGCCATTAATAATTGTTAGTTTTATTGGTTTGTCGTACATATAACACACAAAAATGGTTCCCCGCCCCGGTACTGCCCCGGATTCTGCGCGTTAAAAGCGCGCTGCTTCACTTTAAAGCTTGCAGGGAGTGCTTGGTTACGTCTATGATATAGCCTGTATCGAACTGGACATCAAGCACTTTCTGCATCGTCCTTCACTTTTTTTTAGAAAGGAAGTAAGTTGTGGCAGATTTCAAAAGTCATTATGATTTCATACATCAAGCAATCAACAAACCAGTTCACAGCCAAGTATTGAAAAATAACCAAATAATATTTCAGAAAATTTATAGCGCAGTTAAGAAGGCTTTAGATGATTGTCACAATTTCTATTGTTGGGCATATGTTGCTCAAGTATTTGAAAGCTATCCTAATGAAATTAGACATTTTATTGTATTGATGTATAATGTTGTAACATTTGAGCACGCAGGAAAGCACTTTTATCATATAACTAAATCATTAGCGGAAAAATTAAAAGCTACACAAATCAAAGGTCTTTTGACTGATGATATAAAATTACCGTATAAAAGCATCTACATTTCTTTACCTGAAGATTTTTCAATGTCTTTTTGGATTATGCCAGGACAATCAGGTTCTAATAATGCATGGGGTATTTATGTCACTGAAGATCCTGGAGACGGATCTTATTCTCGAACATTACGATTTAATGTTTCAAGCAAACCAGAAGCCGTTAATTACAACGGCGAATTATTATATGATGACAATACATCATTTTGTAGAATTTATCTCGAACCAGGCAAATTATTGGAACAAGCAATTATTGATTCAATGATAGATGCCCCAAGCGAAGAATCTAAAAATACATGGAAAAACATTCTTCACTGGACAACTAATTTAATTTTGTATATTACTTGGTATAATCCAGGAGAACACTGGGAAAGAAACGTAGAAGCCAAACAATTGTGGGAAAGAATTCAGAAATTACCAAAAGGAATAAAACGCTCTAAATTGCTGGAGCGCTACAAAAACATTGATAAACAATCATGGAAAATGATTGACGAGTCTAAATCTACTGTTATACAACGTAGATCTTTAAATGAAGATACAAAAAACTTCAACACAAAAATACTGGATCTACCAGGAACATGGAAAGAAATTTCTGGATTTTGGAGACGACAAAGATTTGGGAAAAATCTAGAACAACAACGACAGCAATGGATTGAACCACACTGGCGGCGAGTGCACGGAACTATTAAAGTTGGCGGGTATGACGTGAAATGATGGTGGACCCACTAGGATTTGAACCTAGGACCGATCGGTTATGAGCCGACAGCTCTACCACTGAGCTATGGGTCCGATTTGTGATTTAAAAGAAATGGTGGGCCTGGCGAGATTCGAACTCGCACGCCATAAGGCAACGGATTTTAAGTCCGCATTGTCTACCAGTTCCAACACAGGCCCGTATTGCATGCCAGCCCACAAGGAGATTCGCCAAGAGCATGGCTAGAGTTTGCTGACATGCAATTCTAAAAAAAATTAATGGCTGAGAAGGCCGGATTCGAACCGGCAACCCCTCGGTTAACAGCCGAGTGCTCTACCAATTGAGCTACATCTCATCAAAAAAAACAACGAGAACAACGCCAGGACCCACACAACGCAGCATTTCAGGTTCGTTGTTCTCGTTGTTTTTTCTATGTACCTTCGTTCACTTCAGAAGTCAAGGGGGAAATGCGCACGACGCTTGCGAATGTTCTTTTTTTTTTCAGGTGCTTCAGGTCACCATATTCCTGAATCATATTCAGGAACATATCGCACTATTTCAATTTGATCTTGAAGTATTTTTGGAAAGTGCATAATTGCATTTTTAGCATGTCTTTTTTCACTGTACATATATTTTGGGCGCTTCCAAAATCTTGAATGTTTTAGCCTGTATTTAATATTTTCTTCCACGATATCTGAAGTTAACATTTTCTGTTGATAGTGTAATACAAATACTTCACTTTGTGTTTTCTTTGTCATGTCATCATCCTATTCATTCAATGCACTAGCTACAGGAATATATTTCACTATTTCAATTTGATTTTGAATAATTTTAGGTAAGTGTTTTATAGCACATTTAGCATGTCCTAATTTCATATACAAATATTTCGGTGCACGCCAACCAACAAGCCCTCCGTGATGTCCGTAATTCTTGGAAAATTCTTTCCAAATCCAAGGTGTAATGATTTTTCCCTGATAGTGCAATACAAACACTTCGTTTTGTGTTTCTTTTGTCATGTCACCCTCTATTTGTCAACTTTCCAAACTAATGTTTTCATGCGAGGTTCTAGTTCTTTTTTCCATCTTTCTATATCTACAGAACCATTTGTAATGTAATCTGCTAAATCTTCTGCAAGATTTAGCAATTGATCAATAGTTGCATTGTCGAAACATTCTTTTTGTTGATTCAATTCTTTAATTTTCTTTAAATATTTTTCTTCAGAATAATTTATTCCTTCAATATACCAAATCTTAGTATTATAAGCATATTCTTTAGCAGGACCATTTAAACGATGTAGTTTTCCATTCTGATACCAAAGTTTGTTGCCATCGAACCATTCTACAGCAGGACCATCTAAACGGTGCAATTCATTATTCTGATACCAAAACTTAATTCCGCTATTATATTCTATGGCAGGGCCATCTAAACGATGCAACTCATCATTCTGATACCAAAATTTAGTTCCGCTATTATATTCTATAGCAGGACCATCTAAACGGTGACGTTTGTTATTCTGGTACCAGGATTTACGGCCATCGAACCATTCTACAGCAGGGCCATCTTCTCTATGTAAAATTTCAGTTCCTTCTTTGTGCCATCGAATTGTTCCTTCGTCGTCTACAACTACAGTGTATTTCTGCATGATAGAATCCTTTGTCTTTTTAAGATCTTTTTCGACCTAAAAATTAAAGAAGACGTTAGTGTTAAAGAAAGTGACGAAACAAACTATTAAGGCAGATATTCAAATGCGCCTAAATCTATAGACGTACCACTAACAGATTTTGACTTTGCTTTAAAGTGAGGAACATATTCTAAAGTAACTTTTAAACTGTTAGAAATAGATGATGGCAAAGTAGTGGACTTATCAATTGCAGGAGAACCAGACATTAATTTTAAATTATTGTTAAGATCAAAACCTGGATGGGTTCCTGTGATCATATTTGCAGTACCTGTTACAGTACCTGTCCAGGTACCAGCGCTCTGAATCCAACCGGTTGTAATCCAGTTTGTTCCTAATATAGCATTGCCGCCCTTTGCAAGCAAGGCAACTTTTGGTGCATCCGAGCGACCGCCAGTGACATGCAAAATGTTGTTGTTAATATGCACTAAAGCATCCGAACGATCAATTCTAAATAAAACTTTATTCCAAGCTGTTGATATTGTTTGCGCATAAATGGTATTGTTGTAGATATATAATGGACCTTTCTTTTCATGTCCATGTTCGTCACCAAAATGAATTATTCCAACAAATTCATTTGCATTCTTAATGTTAAAAACATTCCCATAAACATAAGCAATATGATAATCTGGCCAATTTTTTACATCATCATAAAATTCTTCTGGTCCAACCAAATCTAAAGCATACCAGTCAAACCAGTTGTATCGAACAATTGGCAATACAGATCTGTCTTTCAATGGCAATCCTGAAGAGCCATCTCTTGTTTTGCCAAACCTATTAAATTGATAAACTGGATAAGCAGTTTGAACATAAACATTATGAATTCCATAATTGTTTAATCGACCATTTCCATAAAAATAATTTCCCTCAATCAATATATTTTCAATAAGAAAAGCACCAGTTCCAGTTGATTTAGTAAACAATCCAAATTCATTGTCGTGAACAATGTTTCCCCTAATAACAATATTGTCTCCACGATAGACAACTATTCCAGAAGCACCTTCTCTCCATTCTTTTCGTACTTTATTTGTTAAAGTATGATAATTTCCATATCTTGCCCCTCGAATTTCAAGTCCTTCGATGACAATATTTTTTGGCTCATAAGTGTAATAAGAATTGTTTTTTTGTGTATAATTAAAATCAATTAAAATTACACCGCCATCTTGCTGATAGTCTCCTGTCCAATTTGACTTGGATGTCGAAATAGCATTAGCCCCGTCTAATATAGGCAATTCACCATAAAATCCTGGAACACCACAAACTCTAATTGGTTGGTCTTTTGTGCCCGTCCCAGAAATTAATATTGTTTCTCGATAAGGTTCAGATTTCCAGAAAATACGAACCGTGTCTCCAGCTTTTAAGCTGTCCCAAGGAACATCATTTAAATATTTGTATTCCTTGTTTTCTCCTACTTGAAAGTCTTTTCCTGCACCCTGATGCCAGCAATCTACTGCTATTGGTGCTTCTGCTGTTGGCAGAGTGTTTACAGGAGGCATTGTTGGCTCTGGCACAGGCTCTGGTACAGGTTCTGGTACAGGTTCTGGTACAGGTTCTGGTACAGGTTCTGGCTCTGGTACAGGTTGCGGAATGGGTTCCATATTTACTGGAGATTCTATTCCGTTACTTGTTTGTTCGTTAGATACTAGTTGTAAATTATACCAATGTTTACTTCCATTGCTCATAGACCACAAACCTACAGTTCCTTTAGTTGGTCTATCTGCAGATGTTTCCAAACAATCGATTTGCCACCCAGGTTCAATTGATACTTCTTGCCAAACTTTGGCCTGAATCCTTACGTCATTTGCATTTGTAGTAGCTTTTAATTTAAATTTGTATGTATTGTTTACTAACGGAAATACATTTGTCGTCTTGTTATCGCAAACACTTCCGTTAAAATGATTTGAAATATGTAAATCACCTTTTCCATAGTAACGTCTAAGTCTTATGTATTTGTCTTTTCCGTCTAAATACTGCGAATAAACAGTAATTCCTGTTCCAGTGTTGCTGTCTGAAACTTTGAATTTTCCTTGAAAAGTATAATTTGAATAGTCTTTTGTACTTCGATAGTGACTGTGAATATTTACGTCACTGAATGATGTCTTAAATTCATTTAAACACAACTCTTCGCTTGCTAAAAATAAGGAAGAGTTTTCTACCATGCTATTGTTAGCTTTGGTGTCCAGCCAGGCTGCCTCTTTTGCCTGCAATTCTAATGCAAGATTGCAGCGCAAAGGCACATTCCACAAATCACAATCTTGAGGATATGATGACCTAGGAATTAATAAACAACTTAAGAAAAATAAAATATACAATACATTCTTGTAGTTCATGATAACTTCTCCTATACTAATGAACGTTTTTGTTATTGGTCAATATCTTTTTAATTTCTTCGTACGACACTGGCTTGAAAAGATTATTATCTACTCCGACATCATACCTTTTTACTCCTTCGTTTAAATGATTCATGTTGCTATGACTGTGACCATGAAGCATGAACGAACCTCTGTTGCTTCTGATCCAGGATAAAATTGGATAATGACTTAAAACTACCAATTGATTTCCATTGGAAGCATCTTTATCGTCTATTGTTAGCTCGTAATAGTCTTTGACCCATTCAAATTTTGAACAAAACTCAAAACGTTTAATTATTTTTTTATCATGATTTCCAACAACAAAGAACTTACGTCCTTTCAGTTGATTCAATATTCCAACAGTATATCCGTTGCTGCAAAAAGAAAAGTCACCAAGGTAATACACTTCGTCATTTTCTTCAACAGTGGAATTCCAGTTGTTAATCAATGCTTTATTCATTTGCTCTGTAGTATCAAATGGTCTTTTGCAAAATGAAATAATATTAAAATGACCAAAGTGGTGGTCTGATGTAAAGTACATAGTCATCTTCGTTTCTCTACACTACACCTTTATGGATCAAAATGTGGTGTTGCACATTTCGCCAAACTTGAATTGTTCCATGGATTTCCACAGCTTGTTAACGCCCTTACTAATGCGTCTTTGTAGATATATAGATTTGGTGTTACTACAATATCATAATCTTCTGTATCGATTTGCTGTATTGTCTGTCGCCAGTGGCATCCACATTCAGGTGTAACTGTTATGCCTTTTTGTTCGCAATTTATCGGGTCCGCATCTACGTTGAGAACCTGCTGATTTGAGCAGCTATAAAACCAATCATCAGGAATTTTTATCCTAATGCAAGAATTAACAAGCGATACATCAAAACTCTCATAGTCGCACATTGCTTGCTGTCTTACATCTTCTGGCAATATCCCGTCAGGAAAAGTTTCGGATAGACACTGGACAACCTCATCTGTTAAAGAATCGATTAATTCCAGGTCTACAGTTTGCTTTGTCGGATCAACCGGAATTCCATTTGGAGTTGTTTTGCTTGGATTAACATTGTAGTGTGACAATTCCTTAAAAGGATAAAGACGGCATTCTGGTTCAGACAAACAAGAAGATGTCAGCAACAGACAAGCTGTAATTTTTTTCATGAATGTTAATTTTCTGAATCATTATCGTTAATCGAAAGCCATTCAGATTCTGGTGTTTCTGCGAGTCGCTTACAAAAATCGTAAGCGTTATTATTAAATGAATCTTGTATAGAAAAGGTATAAAGCACCTTATCAACTTCATCCAGTTTAGACAGCATATAATTATAAGATTTAAATGTGTTTGTGGGATCGTAAAAAACTTCTATAATTTCTTCTTTTTCCTTAAATTCATCTTGAAATTCTAAATTTGGTGTTCTGACTATGGTAAAAAAATAGAGAGGATTGAAATTGAACTTCAACAGAACATTGTCATATCTAAATATTTTATCCTTTATGACCATTTAAATATTATTTGAATCGACAATTTTCTACAATTACTTGTAATGCGTTTAAAGTTTCAGATGGTTGCATGGCACCTATATGGGCTACAATTAGATTAATTGTACTGTTCCAGATCGCTCTATCTTTAGCTGTAGCAACAATAGAAGAATAATGTTTCCAGATATTTCCTATCATAAGACGCTCATCTGCATAATGCTCTACTAAAGCATCTCTATCATCATCATCAAGAAATTGTTCTTCATCTACTAAATTCAATACATCTCTTACCTGTTCTTCTTCATCATCAGAAAGTCTTTCTTCATCTTCGTCATTCCACAAATCTTCCATGTCGTCTTCTTCATCATGACACTGACATTTTTCACATTTATTTTCGCAATTTTCTGACATTTTTGTGCCTTGTTTTTTTGTTGAATAAAATTTTTTCAAAGAACCATCTGAATGCAATTCAGCTATTAATTTATCAGTCTCTTCGCCGTCTATCTCATCTTTTAAAATACGCCAATACCAAGGATAATATGCATATACTCCTGGAGTGCCACCATAGGTTCTATTCTGGCGGCACCATAGCACAGCTTTTGCGAGACTGCCAGCAATATGAGCCTCGGTAGTCTCCCGAGACAGAGATCCGTCCCAAGGAGATACTCGGAATTCATCAGAACAACATTGTACTCTATAGACTTTCATGTTTTACCTTTCCAAGCTTAGACATTATTTTGTCAACATTACTGTGCAAATCCTTTATAGTGCGATCATTTTGAAGAGTAAAGTCCCAATTATTAAAATCATCTAAAGAAGTTTCAGAAGAATGCTTGCTTTTGCTTCCTATATCATCTTTGTTAGGTCGATTAATATGAATTAAAAGTCCTCCCCACTTTTTGACAGCTACAGCTTCATTAGGATATCGGACATCTGTAATCACATAATCTCTTTCTGGAAATTGTTGTATAAGTTTATATATAGATTTAATCCAAATACTTCTATCAAATTGATTTCTTAGCAAATCTGTACCTACAGTTTGCAGTAATTCTCGAGGAGATTTTCCCCAATATGGATCAATATTTTCTTTATCTTTTCCATATAATTGTTCGTTTGTTAATTTGAAAATTGCTCCGCATGCTGTTTTTAAAGATTCAGCAAAATAGACATGATGAAAGTCATAAAAATATTTTAAGTATTCCCCTACGGTATCTTTTCCACTGCGAGCTTTATAGCCTAATCCAATTATCACTGATCATCTCCGTCAACCAGTTTTCGTAATTCGTTTTTGTTGTGAAGTTTTCTAGAAAGATTTTTTAATTCTTCTTTTTTTCTGTCAAGAAATGCTCCTGCAGAATTTCTGAATTGAGCAGAAATAGCAAAAAGATTACGACTCTTCTTCCTCTTCGTCATCACTATACATACTAATAGTAATTACTCTAGATTGTTTTTTTTGTGCCGTTGACTTCTGTTCACATTCTACGTCATACAACGGCAACTGCAGCACAGGACGATTGTCCTGTTGCTGTTCTTGTCGTCTGCGCAGCTCTTCGATAATCCACGCTTTTATCATATTATCCCCCCTTGTCAATCATTTAAAGTCTCCTTCCTTACATTAAACACATCTGGATATTCGCCTTTGCGAATCTGATCTAACAATAAATTTTTGCTGGACTGGACTATTTCTGTAGTGACAATCAGAACACTTTTCCCATTTTCGTCTTTGGCAGCTTGTTGACTTATGATTTTTTCATTTGGTCTGAACTTATTTTTTAAGTGTTGCAATTGCTCTTGAAGATTGTTTGTTACTGTTAAAACATAAAAGTTATTCATAATCAATCCTTATCTTTGTGCATTCAGTGGCGATTTTTCTTCTAACATTCTAAGAATTTCTGAAGCTTCATCCTGGTCAATCATTCCAGATGTAGTCCCTTTTTTGATTTGATTTACATAATTTAACACAATTTTTCTAATAGACATGTCATCTTTCATATACGATCTAACCAATACTTCTATTAATTTTTGATATGTTATTCCATCCTCTAAAGCTTTTTCTCTTACTTTAATATACTCATCTTCGTACATTCTGATGGGACATAAAATTCTTTCTTTTTTAGCCATATCAATCTCTTAATAACTATGTCTGGTTGGAAGGTTAATATCTATTTCATACAAAAATTGTTAAAGACTTTAGGTCTTCTTTCTCTAAAGCTTTTTTTTCTAAAACTTTTTCCTTGTTATATTTGGCAAACTTTGAAATATTTCCATTCTTTATGTCATAAAAAAGTTTAGTAAGATCAGAATTTCCACACCTAAATCCAAGGTGTGAATATTTTACCAATCTTGTTAAGATATTGTTGTCCTTTGAAGAGTAGCTTGATTTTCCTGTGTATATCAAAAATTTACATTGTATGTCTCGAAAAGTATTTGCTTCACTGTAATAACTTTTATGATCAATAGCAAACTGACAAATTGTAAAATCAAATGATTTTATGTATGTAAAATCATTAGGTGAATGAAACGAAATCAAATCAATATCAGGTTCTCCGTTCTTTACCAGTTTTTGATATTTATCGCTGTAATATAAAGTGTCCCATCCTAATCGTTTATATTCTTTGCGCATATCAATCAGATATTCACTATCGTTAACATAGACATCTATATCCTTCAGTGGAAGACCATGGAAAAATCTTGGAAAAAATCCTCCTGCAACAAAACACTTGTTGTCATCAAAAGGAACGTAGTTAGACAAAAATGCTCTAGACTGTTTGACGAATTCTGGAAGGACTTCATCTTCGTTGTCTGGCTTTTTAAACATTTAAAGTCTCAGTTCTTTTGGTAAACCATCCCAATCAATATAGACAACCTTTCTGATATTGAATTCTTTTATCAGCTCAATACAGCATTCGCATGGTTTAGAACATGACAAGACGCCATTTGGCAAAATACGAACAACAACAATGGTATCCCCTTGAGTTTTGTTAGTATTCAGCAGCGCACTGTATTCCGCATGAAGACAGCATTTTTCACCAAACAGCTTTTTTAGATAGGGATGGGTTTTTCTTTGGTTGAAACCTTTTCCGATAAGACGATTCTTTTTCAATACAACAGCGCCTAAACGAATAAGCGTTCTGTGATTTCTAATGAATTTTGACTTTTCAGCTTCTCGTATAGCGAAATGAAAGCCATCTCCTGTATTTTTCAAGACTCATTATTATCATCCTCTTTTTTGTCTAACTCAAGAGCTTTTAAACTTTCTTCCAATATTGTTATTAGAATGCGTAAAACAACGTCGCCTTCAATTTCTTCGCGAGAAATTTCATTATCATTTTCGTCACGCTCTACAACCCACACGTGACCTTCCATTTCAAAATTAAGACTTCCAGACATGTTTTCCTGCTTCCTGAACAAAATTGCTGTTTTCTGTGATTGTTCCGTCAATTAATTCTTGCTTCAAATAATCCATAATAGTACCAAGATAAGGACCAGGTACTAAATTATAATGTTTTGCAATCAATAAACCAGTTCCTTTTGGTAATTTAATTCTGGGAATATCTTCTTGTTTTGCAAGTTCAGATACCCTTTCTTTCAAAGCCAGACAATCTTGTGTTTTTTTTAACACAACTTCGGGTTTGTGGGAAGTAATATCGGCTAAAGATAATTTAAAAATATCATCTAGTTTATCTTCAGCTCGATAAATAAAACGACGTAATGCAGTTTTGCTGCAATGATTAACTCCTTGGTAAGTTAGAAGACCAGGACTTAAATGCTCTTTTATAAGCAATTCAACATGATCCCTAAACATATGGCTCATTTTCAATCTATCCGCTATGCTGCGCCATATATGCGAACCACGTATTTCATGACAATAAAAATGCACTCCTGATTCATTTTCGCTATATGTTTCTGGCTTAGCAACATCATGAAATAAAGCTGCCCATCGTAATTCTAATTTAGCAGGAGAATTCTTTACGACATCTAATGTATGAGGCCATACTTTTTTGCTGTGAAAAATTCCTTGATTTTGTTTGAAATCAATTACTTTTTGTAATTCTGGGAAAATCACGCCAAGCAAACCACTCTGACCCATTTGTTCTAAAGCTTTAGAAGCACTTCGGCCTATCAATATTTTGTTCATTTCATCAACAATACGTTCAGGCGAAACAGATAAAATAGAATCTTTTAGTTTTGAAATAGCTTCCCCTGCTGTATATTCTATAGCTCCTAGATCCTGAGAAACAAATCTAAATGCGCGCATCATGCGCAATGGATCATCAGAAAAAGAAATAGACGGGGCAATAGGCGTTATTAACAAGCCCATTATCAGATCAGCATAACCATACCAAGGATCTATCAATGTACCATTTTGATCCATTGCCATGGCATTCATGGTAAAATCTCTTCTTGATAAATCTTCTTTTAATATTGTTCCAAACACTACATCAGGCTTTCTGTTTCCTTTTTGATAAGACTCTTTACATCTATAAGTTGTTATTTCAATTTTTCTATCATCAATAATGCTACCTATAGTTCCAAATTTAATTCCTATTGGAATTACAGGAAGCTTTAAAGATGAAAGAATTTTTGAAATTTGATTAGGGTGCGCATTTGTAGCCAAATCTATATCATTAGGATTGAATGGCTGTAAGTTTGTAATATCACTAATTCTAGGGTCAGACGACATTTCATGTTGAGTTTTATCTCTTACAAAACCACCAACATAAAAAAGTTCAAACGAATTGTTTTTGAATGCATCAAAAAGAAAATTAAGCGAACTGAATTGAAACACAGCAAACCTCAGTTTGTTTTGCGTAAATCCGCATAGTGGTCTGCAATACTGTCTAGTGAAGCGTCTTCAAGAAAACATAACTCACTTCTATATAATTCAGAAATCATACGCCCAACAAATTCTTTAACATATCCTTTAGTTCGCACATCTTGAGGATTCATGGAATTAATTCTTTCCATTACTTTTCCTTCCATAGTCCATTTAGCTTTTTCATCAATTACAAAGTTTTTTGTAGTATCTAACGGAACTACCTGCACTTCGATAGTTGATTGCAATGTTCCCATGTTGGTTTTAGATACTACATCATAAACTTCAATAGTTACTAAATCTAGAATATCAACATTCTTTAGAGCATCTTTCAGCATTGCTTTTTCCTTTTCTTGTTTTTTTTGTTGCTTGCAATAGCATCTTCAAAATCCTGTATTACAATATCCATTAAACTTAAGTCGCCACTTTGCAAAGGGCTTCCTAGTTCTTCTTCGTCAGCACCGATTGCCTGAAGAATATCTTTGCCACCTAAAGGCTTTTTCTTCAGTCTACCAGCTTTAGCTGCTGTTTGTCTGCTGAATTGTGAATCAGCATTGTTGATTGGATCAAACCTAAATTTATTTTCCTTCATTTAAATGAGCGACGCTCCTTATTGTATTCAAAATTTTTACGGCTTCATCAACATCAGACAGTTGCTCGTTTTCTGGCAAGTCCGAGTATAGAGTATGCGCTTGTCGGTGCCAGCGGTCAACTAAATTTTTAGGAATAGTAACAGTTCCGTCTGTATTTGCTTGACTTTTTTCAAACAAATGCATCATCCATCCAGCCCACGCTTCATGTGCGTAATCTGCTAATGCATTCAAAGTTTCCGTTCTATACTTCATTCTCTTTCCTCGTTTCTGCAATGTATTCTTTTTCTATAATATTTGCTTCTGGTTCTTTCCGGTCTGGGATGGTTTCCCCTTTTTGCAAAATTGCAAAAACTTTTGAACACAACTGAAGAGATTGAAGCCCTTCTCGCTTTAGTTCTCTGTCTATTAGTTCCAAAACAATGTTCAATTCGTCCGTAGTTAAATTTATTTGAAACATTTTAATTTCCTTTCTTAATGATACATGAATTATCTACATTGAATTCATTCAGTTCTTCGAATAAATTCTTGTAAATTTCCACTGAATTTACAGCATATTTCAATTCACGTTCGCATTTTTCCAATAAATGATAAATATCAAAAGCTGCTTCTTCACAGCCTTCTACCGCCCTACAACTACATTTGTCTTCTTTATGACATCCAGTGACACCAAATATTAAAACGAACAAAAGTATAAACCAGCTAGTTAAAACTAACTTAAAGCAACATTCAAAACTTAACGGAAGTTCGTTTCTCATTCTACTTTAGCTTTCTTTTTAAGGAACTCACAAAAACAAATTATCCCACAAAAAGTTCCAGTTTGATGTTTTTTGTACTTCTGATTTTCAAACATTATATTCAATATTGGAAGAACATTCCAAGAAACTGAAATACCTCCCAAACTGCCAGAAACTATTTCATTTTGATTACCGCAAAAATCACACACATTATATGCCACAATCATCATTAAACCTATGCGAAAAAAATAAACTCTTCTCTATCGTTTCCGAACTCTTTTTTTAACAAATCGAATATTTCTAAAACCCAATTTGGCGATATGCCACAAAGCATCGATTCGTGTAAACTAAACAAAACAGGACGACTTATATTCAGTTTTTCCTGCAAAAAATACCAAAAATCGTAGTGAGGAACTTCAGTCATTCGAATTGGCTTTGGTAATCCTCTTGCATTACAGTATTTTCCATAAACATCGAATATGGAAATATCGTATTTATTTCTTATATAGTTTGCGCAATCCCACAAATCATAGGCTTGATATGTTTTTAAAACAGGCTTTTGTATATTTGTGAATTTCACTTTTGGATACGCATGCAAAAAACCAAATTTAGTTTTGTTTGCAATAAATATACGCAACCCAGTGATTTTTCTTTGAATGAAATTTTCATATTTTCCAACAAAGAAAATAGAATTATCGTTCATTTATTGACCTTAATAATTTTAGAATGACGAGGAACGCTGTATCCATACTGTTTGTCGTATTCAAGATTTAATATCAATATTTCTCCTTCTTTCCAAAATTCTAAATTAGGATTCCATACTCTGAAATTATAGCTCTTGCTGCTAATTCCAGAAGCTGTAACGGATAAAAATACTGTATCGCTAACTGTTTTCTTTTTTTGAATTTGTTCTATCAATCCCCAAACTCTTGTTTTATTCTTTTCGTCATCTGATTCATCAATTGCTTGAACTCCAAATTCTTTAAATGCTTCTAGAAAATTGCCAACAATCAAATTTTTATCATAGAATCCTATGATTTCTTTTTGAATGTTTATTTTCTCACTTACTGGCCAATCCTCTGAATCTGCCAATACAGCAGCATTTTCAATGTTTTCCCAATTCTTTTTTAACTTATCAAACTTCTCAACTTCAAACAAAGTATTGAATAGATGTCTGTAATTCTTGAATAGTTTGCCTGAACCTATATCATCTGAAAATGGCAAACCTTCTACTTTTATCAATGCTTCAATAGCTTTTTTATTAAATTTCGACCATCGCCAAATTCCAGCATCACAAAAGAAAAAATGACGTAGACTTGCAAAGCCACTACGGGGCCGTAAGCGCACCAATTCTGATGCTGCTGTGACACCAATACCTTTTATCGCAGTAAGGGCTGGAACACAAACAGCGCCCTTTACAGACCATTCTGAAGCCTCTGAATCGTTAACGCTAGGCTTCTGAATTTGGTAGCCCAATCCAGCTACTACAGTAATAGTTTTTTCTAAATCAGGATCATATTCAAGACATGCTTTTATCCATTGATCTGGATAATATGTGAATAACCAAGCGCATTGATAACTGTTATATGAATAAGCTACGGCGTGGGAATTAGAAACGCTGATACCATTAGCAAAAAATGTGTGTTCTTGACTATCAACTTCTATGTCATATGTTTCGTCAATTCCAAAATACTGAATAGATTGAATTTTTTCACATTTCATAATATGTTTTCACTTTTTTTAAAAATTTCCAATAATTTACAAAAACACTCTTCTTTGTTTTCTGTGATGTCGCTTTCCCAAAATCTTACTAAATTCCACTTTTTGTTTAAAATAAATGAATTTTTAGCTTTATCATTTTTGATATTTCTTTTTTGAGCATTGTATTTTATTTCGTATCCTTTGTTGCTGTTGACATGCCAAAAGTCTCCGTCAACTTCAATGGCTAATTTTATGTTTGGAATAGCTATATCTATTGTATAAAATTCAAAAGGATATTGTATTACTATTTCATATTTATTTCCAAATCTTTTAATAAGTTCATTGAAAAATTCTTGTTGAAGTTTAGACACATGCATTTTATACTTTGACATTTGTTCGACTGCACTTTTTCTTAACTTTTCTTTTGTTGCCTCTGAATGTTTATGCCCCGTGTGAGGAAAAACCTCTCTAGCAAGAAGATCTTCAGATAGTCTTGTTTTTAATTTTTTCGCTAATTCTTCTCCGTACAACTCTTCATATGTTTTTCCTCTTATAAATGAATGATGATCCTTTAGTCCTTCTGCAACATTTTGTTTCCACTTTTCTTTATCTTTTATTTTATGAACTGGATTACTCGCCCCCATTCTGGATTCGGACAGTCTTTTCATGGAAGCATTATTATCTTTAGTGAGTCCCTTATTCCATGCGGTTATTTTATTTTTCTTTTTGGTTATAGATGCTTTTTTTCTCGATTCATCAGTTGAGTTGGTTGTCGCATGTTGTATTTTTCCATACTCTTTATCGTAATCATCAATGGTAATACTATGTTTATACCAAAGATGCTTCCAGGTAATAATTTTAAATTCAATTCCGCATATTTGGCATTTCATATTCATTATCGTCTACATTAATTAATAAATTATTTTCAATAATTTCTTTAAGGGTTTTCATTCCTGTCGAAGTTTCTATTTTGTGCTGCATCGTACAAATTAATGTCTTTCCTGATTCGGTTTTTATTTTAAAAAGTTTCTTTTTGCCATTTTTATATTTGTTGAGTACTCTAACATAACCATTATTTGATTTAATCAAATCTCCTATTTCAACATCGCATATAAATTTTTTCATATTTTCAGTTTCAACAAAAGTTTTATAGTGCAAACAATGACAGAAACCATAGCTAATAAAGCCCATAATCTCTTCGTACCACAATTTTTCTGCTCTTTCTTTAGTTAATCCGCTAGCAATACACCCATTTATAAATTTTTCTCCTAATTCAATACGTTCTTTCTTCATTTCTTCTGCTAGCGAAGTAGCAGGTTTTACTAATTTTTTGCGAAGAACATTGCATTCTTCAAGAGAAAATCCAGCTAATTTGTTAGCCAACAACATAAATTGCTCTTGGTAAACCAACAGCCCACGTGTATCTCCAAGAACTTCTTGAATAATAGGATGTTCTTTTTTGATGTCTGAAGGCTTAAATGACAAATAACGTTGATCAGCTTTGCCGCCCAAAGGACCTGGACGCCACAAACTTGTTATCGCTGCAATATCCTTAACACTTCTAGGTTTGGCTTTCTGGCAAAACGACTGTACGCCTCTTTCTGTAAATTGAAATATCGAAGGCCACCGTCCATTATGATACACATTTTCAAAAACCTTAGCATCTTTATCGTCAATCACATCTGGATGGATGTTGTTATTATAAAATTCCCATATTTGTTCTGTTGTAGGAGTAACTAAATCTTTGGTGTCAATCAAAATTTGTTCAATGCATTTTGAAATAATTTTTAAAGTAGTTAAGCCAAGAACATCAAATTTAATTAATCCGAAATTTTGCAAATATTGGGCTGTAAGACCTTCTGAAATAGGTGATTGATCAGTACCTCTTATGCGCACTATTGGCAAACAACTTTCTGCATCTGGAACTATTAAAATTCCTCCAGCATGTTTCGAAGTCGCTCTAATTTCTCGATACAAATTGGTTATATGTAATCCTACTTTTGGGTATTTTTCTATGAACTTTTGAAATGATGGTGAATATTGTTGTGCTCTTTCAAAAGTTAATTCATATAATTTTTGGTCATGTCCAATTTCTTCTAAAATTTTATCTCTGGCTTCTAACTCTATTTGTTTAGTAACTGCATTTACTTCATCAAAAGGAACGTCATATAATTTAGAAATATCTTTAACTAAGGACTTTAGTTGTAATCTATTATAATTGGAAATTGCTAAAACATTGTTTTGTCCAAAATGTGATTTAAGTATATCCAAGGACTGTTCTTTGTCGGCTACATCATTGTCTATGTCAGGCATTTCTTTACGAGACGTAGACATAAATCGTTCAAACAATAGGTTATTTTTCAATGGATCAATTAAAGTAATACCAATAGCATAGCATATTAAACTTCCGCCTGCAGAACCTCTAGCTGGACCTGTCAACATATATTTTTTTAGTGAATCCATTATCTCCAAATCAGTTAAGAAATATTCTTCTACACCAATTCTTTTGATAACCTGAAGTTCGAAAGCTGCTCTATCTAAATATTCTTTAGAAATTTTGCCTTTTTGCTTTAACCCTTGAATGGTCAAATTTTTCAGCTTATCAAAAGAAGTTTTAACTTTGTCAGCAGCAGTAACAGTTCGTGGAAGTTTGTAGGTAGAATCTGGAAAAACACTGTCGCACAAACCGTAAGCAACATGAAATGTTCGTTCAATAGCTTGTCGTATAATGTTTTCATCTTTGAAATCATTGGCAAATGTGTCTTTGTAGTGTTGAAAAAGTTGATCCCCATTCTTTAAATATAAGTGACATTCTAAATCTGCTTCCTGTTTTTCAATCACAGAAGTATCGACACCTTTCATCTTCTGCATTTGAAAGCCAAGCATCCTATATAATTCTCTATCACGCCAAAGATTTGGCGATGGATAATGTGCATCGCATGTTACAATTAAATCATATCCAGTTCTCTTGGAATATTCTATTAAATCTAAATTAACTTTAGTTTGTTGAGGCAATTTGTTAAATTGTAATTCCAAAAAGAATCTATCTTTGCCAAACAACTGCATTAATGGCAATAATTCTTTACCATATAGTTTAAAAATTTTATCTTGATTATTTTCAACATCAGGATGATGCGAACACCATGCTGGTATTCCTGCAATGCAATTATGAACTAAAATATCGTTTGCAAAAAAATTATGTGCATTTGCTACTTCAATATCATAAACATCGTGCAATCCTTCAACTTCTTCGATTGAATCAATTGAGAAAAACTGGTAAGAGTTTTTTTTCAACATAAGTTATGTCCTGTAAATCGTGTTCCCAAAAAACTAAATACTTATAGCCTCTTGAATGCGCAACAGCTTTTCGATGGTCATCACGCTCCCAAACTTCTTCTGCCAATATTGTACGATTTCCAGGAAACTTTACATTATCTGATGCTTTAAAAAAACGCGGATCGCAATGCCAATAAGTTCCATGACATTCAATAACTAAACTATACGCAAAGATACAGAAGTCGTATATGTATCTTGTCTTTCTAAATAAACGTTCATTGTTATTTAATGTTATACTAAATTGACGAACATATTCAATTTCTATATTGCTAAAATCTTTTAAAATTTTGTCTATAATTTGTTCGGTTTGTGGGTTTTGCGTTCTTTTTAAAGCATATGAAGCTCCTAAACTATGCAACTCCTTAGTTTTTTCAAGTGATTGTTCATGTGAATACCCTCTTTTAAGATAAAATTCAACAGAAAATGGTGAATTTTCTTGTTTAAATTTTTTTAAAGCAACACATGCATCATCATGAGCTAATCCTTTGTTTAACCAAAATTGTAATTTTTGATGAGGAGAAAATCCATCTGGATTGCTTTTCCTAATTTCAATAACTTTCTTTTGTCCTAGTTGACACATTAATTTTTGTTTTTCTTTTAATGTATCTTCAGTTGTTTCTTTGGGAAATTTGTATTGTAATTTAAAAAAATTCTGTTGTTTTAAATATGATTCTTTGTTCCATTCGAAATTATCAATAATAAATTTCCTAAATCTTTTTTTGTTAATTGCACATTCGTGGAAAAATATTTCATGATCTCTCTTCAGTAAGTCATAAATCATCAAAGGGCAATGCTTTTCTTCTAAAAGCATTCTTTTAATTTTTTGTATCGATATAAATTTTCCAACACTATGCATTATTTGTTTATCCGTAGGCATTCCATAGCACCACCTGACTATTTTAAATAAATAGAAAGAGGTGCTATATAGTTACTTTAATGCTAATATTTTATGTTCTTTGGTGAGTTGTTTAGCTTCTATATAACCATAATTGGTAAATACTTTATGATCTGGAGTGAGCTTTACCTCTTTTCCATTTTCTAATGTTATTTTTATTAGCTTAACTTGCGTTTTAGTAATACCGCCCCACAGAACTTTTTCAAACTTTAACACTTCTTTATTTATGTCGTATGCCAAAACATATATGTTTTCATCATTGTTTATTTTTTTTACAACATTTTCAATAGTCAACATCCCACAAGACGTAATTAAAATATTATCCTTGTGCAAACAGGCAGTGCTTGCCAAAAGTCCTTCATTGAACTTTTCTAACAACGCAAAGTCAATTCTTGGTTTTTTATAAAATCCTTCTCGATACGATCGAGATACTAATCTAAATAAGTTTTTCAGTCCTGTTTGATTTATTGCACAAACAACTAAGTGATTTCTTCTATTGATAGGATTATAATAATAATTTGATTTAGATTCTTGTTCGTTTTCAATAACTAAATCACTTTCACCTTCTTCGTCTTGTTCTATTTTTTTTAGTTTATTTTCCTTCTGTTCTTTTTTTAAAATATCGCTTTGTTCTTTGTCAAGTCGCCATTTCTCTAGCGAAGGAACGAAATAAAATTCACAGCCATAGATAAGTTTTAGTGGCTGTCCTTTTTCTTTGGCACGCTTTTGAATGGCCGCGATTTCGCCAGCAGCATTTAAATGCCCGTGGTCAGTGATTGCGAACCCTCCAGAATCCTCTCCTGCATTCTGCAACATCCAATTTGCATGCTCCTGCACCCCTCCTATGGCGTCGTAAAGGCTATATGACGTATGTCCGTGAAGATTGAAAAATTTTAGAGCCATGTGTTCTTAAATCCAAGATAATCTTGTATTGTCTCTATACACAGTTTATCAATGAACTTCAAATCTGGTGTATTAGGAAGAGATGTTGTCGCATACAAATCATGAAGTTCTTTTTCGCATCTATTGAAATAGTCTTTCAACTCTTCGAAAGTCCATGCGCCATTGCGAATTGCAAGAAGCTCTTCTCTGTCTTGACGATATACTTCAAGTGTTTCTGTTTTCAAAATTTCAATGCCCTGTCTCAGAAGGCGTACAAGATGAAGAGCGTGTTTTGCGTCAAAGCCGTATTTTTTTTCTAGTTCATGTCGTTTTGGATTTCTAGTTTTTCCCCAATTTTCATATGAAATCCAATTTTGTTTGGCGTTTGCATATGCTTTTTCTTTTAATAATAGCTGCACCCATTCATCAGGTGCGTTTGTCATTCGCTTAATGATCTGTTCTACGTCATCTGGTATTTTAGATTGCAGCAGTCCAATATAATTTACTTCTCGAAGAACTTTTCTTACCTCATCTGTTAGTTTCATTTCTTCAATGCTGTCTTCGAGCAATCTAGAAATTAACCAAAGAAAAGATTCTTCTTGATGTTTAGTTAACATCCTTTTTTCTTGTAATCCAAAATCTTTTCTAAGAGGTTGTTTCTTTGGAGGATTCAATAAATAATTACGATGCGTTTCGATTCGCTTCAACTGAGCGTAAGCATAACCGCTATAGCGATAGCGCACCTTTTTTGAAAGGAATTTCTTTCTATGGTCTACAATATTGTGCCAAAAAATAGTTGAATGAAGTGTATCTTCTGGCCTTGTGTATAACAATTCCAGCATATTAGGATTATTATCTGCCATCAATTTAATGGCTTTTCTTAAATCATAAACAGTTTTGTCTTCATTTTCAGGCCACCCGTCAGTTTTTTGTTCAAAGTGTTTTAAGCCAAACCCTACATAATAAGACAAATTTGTAGGAATACAGACTCCTCTAATATCTATGTCACTCTCTGGCGTATTGGTACCATAAGCGTGAGAACCAGCTCTACAAAGAAAAATGGTGCAATGTTGAATTTCGTCAACGTTCATGTGCAGACCTTTTGTTTTTATTTAACGAAATTAAATTCCATCAGAATGATTATAATTGCAAATCACCTTGAGGTAGTCTTCTGAAAAAGTAAAAAGAACATCTTCTTGAAGTGGCGTATCGATACCCATTTTAAGTTTGTAGTCATAGTGAGTCCAAAATTGATTATCAAACTTTACTAAAGCAATGAATTTATTGCAATTCACATCTACGGTTTCCACAGTAGCAGTAGCGCCTACGACTAACATATTTTTATATGATCTCCAACCAGGTCTATTATCATCATCAATAATTGGTGCTTTTATTAATTCCACTTTATCTCCAACTTGAAATGGAGCGCATTTTGTAAATAGAAAGTCTAAGTATTTATGAATTTTTTCTATATTGTATTTATTTTTGCTATAAATTTCTAATGCTTTCAAAGATGCATCAGTAAGTTCTTTGAAACACTGAAGATTTTCATTACTATAATCAATGGGGTACATGCAGACTCCAATTTAAAATTAAGTTTTTAGAAAAGTATAGTTGGAAACGTACAGTAAGAATTTCTAGTCTTCAAATACACTGGCAAATATGGTGGCAACTTCACTTCTTTCGCTTTTTATTAATTCAATTGAAGCAACCAAGGGACTGTTTTGTGCGATACTGCTATTGATAAATTTAAAAATTCCTGTCTTATCTTTAGCAATTTTTTCATCTCTTTGATTGAGGTCTCCTAAAATAACAAGTTTGCTGTTTTCTCCAACGCGTGTTCCTAACGTTAATGTTTCGTGAAAACCAACATTTTGTAATTCATCAGCTATAATGAACGTATTCATCCATGACATACCACGAATTAATTGAATAGGAACAAATTCAAATTTGGCCTGATCAATCAAATACTGAACTTTAGATCTATCGCCACCTAACATGTATTCTAGGTTGCACATATAATTACCAAGGTAGGGTGAGAACTTTTCTTCGATTGACCCCGGTAATATGCCTAACGGTTCTTTGCCCACATTTGTCATTGTGCGTGTCAGCACAACCCGACTATAATTTTTATTCTGCATCTTTTCTAAAGCGGCTGCAAGCGATAAAAGAGTCTTGCCAGAACCTGCCGTGCCTGTTAAGACCACAACTCGGATGCTGTCATCTAACAATGCATCAAGAGCCATTTTTTGCTCTTTATTTCGTGCCACAATATTATTTGCAGACAGATTGTTATTTAACAAAATAATTTTGTTATTTTTGACTTTAGCTAATGCAGATGATTGTCCTCCTGTTTCATCTTTCATTACAAGATATAGATTCTCATACCACTCGTGAACATTGCTAACTTCTTTGACATCTATTGTTTTATCTGAGTATAGCTTATCAATTATATTCTTTGAAACAACATGCACACGGACACCTGAATAATTTTTGAACATCAAATATGGTTCTCCTTAGGTTCTGAAAGTATCTCTAATTTATATCCAGAATTTTTTGTAATCAGCAAGAACGATGAATCAGACATCTTCTCTATTTTTTGCAAAGAAGATGTTTCCAATATCCCATCAACTTTTTTGCCATTTCGACAATCTCTAGCAATCATAATATGTTGCCCTACTTTTATGTCTTTGTAAACTTTACCAGTTACCCAATATCCAATTGGAACTGATTTTCCAAAGTTGAATTGTCCGTATTCATATTCGTCAGGATCTGAAGCTACAAATTTAGCATCTTTTACTTGTTCAAGTTTTGTCATTTTAACGTATGTGTTTGTGGTAATCATTTTTATTTCTGTCCCTTTCGTAAACTACAAATGAAAAATTATTGTATTGTTCCACATCTTTTCTCTGCCATTCTTCAGAGATTTCAGGGAAAAATACATCTCCTTCAATATCATTGTTAATTTCTGTAGCATAGATTTTAGTAGCACATAACAGCGCTTTTTTATATATTTGTCCTCCTCCAATCACAAAAGTTTCTTTTAGTTCTTTTGGATTTTCAATCCAATGCTCATGAGATACTTGAAGTGCAGACATAAAACTATCTGCAATAATAAAAGGATTGTTAAAGTCGCAAGGAAGATAATTTAGATTTCTTGAGATGATTATATTAACTCTTTTAGACAAAGTCTTGCCAATAGATTCGTGAGTTTTTCTACCCATAATTATAACAGAACCTAGAGTTATTTTCTTAAATTTTTTCAAATCATCTGAAATATGCCAGGGTATTTTGTTGTCAAGTCCAATAGTTCGTTTGTTGTTATACGCTACAATGATTGAAATTGATTCTTCGCGCTGAACAATCGATGACATTAATTTAATCTCGCGATTGACGTTTTTGAACAACTGAAACCATGAGGCAGCATACGTAGACTTTTTGAAACCTTCAGGAAGCACTTTGTCTACTGTTGTCTTTTAAATTGATACTGGAGCTTTAATGTTGGGGTGACTTTCATAGTTGAATAAGTTTATATCAGAAAATGTAAAGTCATCAATACTTTTTATTTCTGGATTTAAAAATAGAGTTGGAGAACCAAATGGTTTTCGAGTTAATTGTTCGTTAACTTGCTCCATGTGATTCAAATAAATGTGAGCATCACCAATTGAATAGTGTAGCTGATTTGCCTGCAAATTACAAACTTGAGAAATCATACAAAGAAGCAGAGCATATGAAGCAATATTTACAGGATGCCCTAAAAACATATCAGCACTACGTTGATGAGTGAACATTGATAAACCGCGCGAATCAACATAAAATTGAATTACAATTCCATGGCATGGTGGCAATCGTTGATTTGACAGCTCCCCCGGATGCCAAGTAACCATAAGATGTCTTCTGGAATGGGGGTCTTTTTTTATGTTTTCAATTACTTCTTTTAATTGATCAATGCGTGAATGGAAAGATTTAGGATGTATTTCATCTGTCGAAAAATAAGAAGGATGTTTTAAAAAAGATGTATCTTTTTTGTATGGCCATTGTCTCCATAACTGCCCGTATATAGGCCCTAATTCTCCGTGTTCATCAGCCCATGGAGCCCACCAGTTTTGTGTAGCTTCAGGTAAGTCAAAGACATTCGTAGAACCAGAAAGAAACCATAATAATTCTCTTACAGTATTCTTCCATGGCATTTTTTTTGTTGTTAATAGCGGAAACCCTTTGTGTAAATCATATATGGCATTTAAACCAAAAACACTCATAGTTCCTGTTTTTGTTCTATCGTTACGAAAAGATCCAACCTTCAATATATGCCTAAGTTGACCTAAATAAAGTTTTTCCACTTCTCTTCTCCGTTGATTTTGCTTTTGTATATATCCAGTGCAATAGCAGGAATCCAAAGGATAAGAACCAAAAGAGGAGCTATGATAAACAAAACAGATCCAGATTCAATCGCTGGCATGTCTTTGACGCAGAAGAAAAAAATACCACACCAAAAAAGAGTAACGGCAAACTTTAAAATGTTCCACATAAAAATCTCGTTGTCAAAACTTCATTTTTTCAAAAACTAAATCACAAAAATCTTTTCCAAGAATATTGTTTATTTTCACTCCAGAAGCATGAAAGTGTCCGCCGCCTCCATTGTTTTTTGATAAAATTGACAAATCAACCGGACATGTTGCAGAAGACCGTAAAGATACTGCTTGCGTACCAACTAACATTGCAATATCAATATTCAAATTTGCATCTTCACATAGTGCATGCCCTATGCGGCTTTGCTGTTCATAGCAGTGCACTATTCCTAAATTTATAGAATGTCCTTGTATAGAAACAGGAATAACACTAACTTCTTCTTTTTTTTGTTGAATTAAATTGTCAAGCTTACGTCTTTCAAGCATAACGGCAAAATATTCTTCGCCACTTAATGAAATAGATGGATTATGAAAACATCTTTCAATGAAAGATTTCTGCCCGTACAATCCAAACAACATTGAAAAAACATGAGATTCTGGAAAATTATGTTGCCACCTGTCGTAATCATCTATGATATTAGCAAGAGATAAATAATCTTTAAGCAAAGAATGGCGGCCCTTTGGAGTGTTTTCCAAAAGCCAATAATAAAACGACAAGGATCCACACTTAGTATTTCCTGTATCTATTTTGCACCAAGAAAATTTTGTTAATGGAGACGCTGAAACGTGATGATCTATAATTACAATATTTTTATATTGCAAATCAATTTGTTCAGCGCACGACAAAGAAACTGAAGCGTCAGCCACAATAACACGACCTAGAGCGTCAGTCAAGGCTTCGCGCACACAATCATCGCTATCGTCATGAGAAGGGAAAGTAAACCTAATATTTTCTGTCTTACCCCCTGCGACTCGAAACAGAACAGCGCACAAAGAACCATCCATGCAGTTTTTATGAGTTACCAAAATATCATTCTCTAGAGACACGATTCAACTCCTTAAGAAAACCATCTGTAAATTTTAAATTAAATTCATCTAAACCCATGGGTGGATTGCATATTCTACATCGAGAATACATACACACCCATTGATGAGGAAACCCTTGTCTATGTTTTTTCTGTCTATTGCAAGGAAAATAAGCTGCCGTCAACCACTCTCCTTCTGAAAAAATACCTGGCAGAAGACGACTTTTTTTAAATTTTTCTTCTTCTGAAAAACTTCTCCAAAATTGTTTATCTGAAGGAGGACCCAATTCTAACAATTCAATCTGTTTGTTGTCAGAAGAACGTGTTAAGTAATAATTGAATAATTCAGATTTAAAATCTTTTGTTTGAAAATTAGAATAAGGAGCATGGCACAAAAAACATTCCAGCTTATATTCTAAAACTATTGATTCTTCAACAAATATTTCATCAAATAATCCCATATTTTTCTCCATTAAGACTTGATGGCAAATCTTATGACTTCTTTATATACTTCAAATCCTTTTCCATCACAAGACTTACAAACATTATTTATGCGCTTTCCTTTTCCCATGCAACTAGGACAAGCTTGAGATATTGTAAAAAGACCTGCTGGCTTAATGAATCGTCCTTGACCATTGCAGGTTGCGCAATTTTCTTTAGAATCTCCACCTACACCATTGCATTTAATGCAATTTTTTGATTTTGCATATTCAACACCAAAATGTTTGCCACGCTTAATATCTGCTGCTGATATTTTTAATTCAAAAAATACATTTTCATCATCACTAGGAGGTCGCTGTGGTTCCTGATTTATGGTATGACCACCAAAACCATGGAAAAAATTTGATAAATCAGGAAACCCCATAGGATCAAAATTAAAACTAAAAGATGGTGGTGGTTCTTCTGGTTTATCTTTCCCAATTAAAATGTTGTATGCTTGATTAATTTTTTTAAATTCTTCATCATTTCCATTATTTTTATCTGGATGTGTATCAAGAGCTTTCTTTCGATATGCTTTTTTAATTTCATCTTGAGATGAATTAGGAGGAATACCTAAAGCGTCCCAACATTCTTCAATCCTCATTTGTTTTTCTTTCTATTTGTTATTTAAAGAAGAAAAGTTTGTATGTTACTTTTGTTGTTCTAACTCTGCTAAACGACTCTTAAGAATATCTCTTTCTTTCATGATTTCTTTAATAGCTGCAATGCACACACTTTCATCTGGAAGGTCGCATTGTTCATGTTCACAACGAACAAAGAGATATTCTTTATCAAAATTGTACATAGGACAACTTCTTGAACACTGAGGAATACCTTGATTATCAATATATGGTTCTGGCTTATTCATTTATTTTCCTTTGTTTTCTAAATATAGATGACATCTTAAGCAAATTTGTGAAACTTTTTGTCCACCCCGATACCAGCGATGACCAATCAATAAACACAAAATAGATTTATAAAAAGGTTTCTTTTTCATTTTAGATTTTCCGTGTCTGAAGTGTACATTCCATTTCCACCGCCGCGACCAGCGCGTTGAATGTCACTTCTTGCAGTCCGAAGGCCATCGGCTCGCAGAAAGACTCGATATAGGTGCGCGCCGCTTGTGCTATTGCCAGTTCTTGCGCGATGTCTTCGAAGTAGACAATCGCGCCGTCATCTGACCGTGCCGTCGTCACGTCAAACGAAACGTTTCTAATCAAACCGTCGGACGCAGAGGAAAAACGATGCAGTTTTAGATTGTATCTGTTCAATTCTCTCATGGCTCACCCTTATCTTCAGGGACGTCTATTCCACGCCGCAATGGCCGCTTCACGAGTGAAATGCGTGCGCGTCCTCGAATGACACCCAAGGCACTCACTATGCCAAGTATATGGGGCGACGTGCACAATCGCACACGTGTGACCGCAGAATGGGCACAGATTTAGCTCTGCGCTCATGACTTCCCCCTTACCGTCGCGATCAGCCCCTTGTGTGCCGCCTCGATCTCGTCTGCAGTGCCGTAGATTATCTCGCTGACGTACGCCCGTGCGGCCGCCGCTATCGCAAGGTCCTTGGCGACATCCTCATACCAAACAATCGCACCATCGTCCGAACGTGCCGTCGTCGCCTCGAGCGCGAGGTTATCAATCGAACCGCCGGAAGGGCGAGTATACCGGTGCAATCTCAGAGTATATCTGTTCAATTCTCTCATGGCTCACCTTTTCTTTTTAATTCCGCAATCTGCGCGTCGGCGTACGCAATAGCTAGTTGTGCTATAGGGGTTTTGTTACTCCAGGGTTGCATCCCAATGAGTTTCGACATCGCTAATCCCGTGTACCATTGGCGCAACGTCATGCGCGGTAATTCAACAGTTTCCAATGCGACGTCCTTTTGACCATCTTTATAACCTCGTTTGCACGTCTCACAAATTTCGCATATTTCTTCATTCATGACTTGCTCCACTTAACGATTTTCTTGTTTCTTTTAATAATTGATGTTGGACAATTGAAAAACTCCAGAAGAACCAAAGCCGTCTGCATCACGGCTAGAATCTGAAAGTTTTTCTGAAACATTGAAAACAACATTAGGAATTTTGTTAAAAACAAGCTGAGCAATTCTCATGCCATGTTCAATGCGAAACCAGCTATTGCTAAAATTAGCTAAAATAACTCCAATTTCACCACGATAAGAACTATCAATAGTTCCTGGAGAATTCAATACAATAATTTGATTCTTCAAAGATAAACCACTACGAGACCTTACTTGTGCTTCGTATCCAGAAGGAATTTCTAAACAAAATCCACATTTAATTAATGTTGATTGTCCTGCAAATAAAATAATATCATCTCTCATTCCAGAACGATTTTTTTCAAAAAACGCTTGGATATCAAAGCCAGCATCATCAACATGCGCTTTAGTAGGAATTTCAACATCTTCAAATAAACGCTTAAACTTTACTTCAATCGAATTCATTTAACTCTCCACAAGTTCTTTTTTGCAATTATTGGTTATTTCAAGACTATAATCAACTTCTGGTTTGCTTTCTAGATCTTTTCTTCTGATTGCAACTTCCTTAACATCATTCCAATCCATACAACCTTCAAACCAATCAATAATATAAAATCTATCAGATTCAAATAAAGGCAATGTGTCTTCTTCTAAGGATTTTTCTACATCATTATCGTATTCATATGCATAATATTTTGCTCTGTCATATGCAATTACAACAACAGGAATGTCCCAAATTGAATCATCATAATCAAATGTCACCCTAATTTTTTTAGACAACACGCCATACATGATTATACCATAATTCCTTATGCTATACAACCTCACACTTACCGCCTGCACAAGCAAGTTCACCAGTCAAATCAGTATTGTCAGTGATTTCTGAAACATCCTTTAAATCCATAGGCTTTAATTGAGAATACATCTTTTTATAAGTTTCTTCTGAAATACTTTCAAATGGCGTCTGTCGATACGTACCTCCATCATAAGGAAGAACACTTAAACCATTGTAAATATCTCTGTTTTCCCACATCCATTTTCCAACAGGCTCCCATTCATTATCTTTAATTGAAACTGTTGCAGAAACATTATTTGTATTGTCGCCTTTTATATGACCTTTTCTAATCCATTGTGTGGAAAATAATGCAATTCTGTCAAGAAAATTAAATACATTTTCATGTCGCGTGATTGCATCATCTGGCGCTTTAATAGGGAAAGAAATAATTGACTGAATGTCTGGCTTTTCTACATCATCTTCTAGCATATGCGAATGATTGTCTTTCAAATAACGGTAAATTGATTCATTTTTCCCAATGCGCATTCTGCGAATATAATAATTATCATACCACGCATGAATGCCAGAAGATGAACCTAAAACGCAACTGGTTGTTCCTGCGGGTTTGACGCAGGTCGTTCTAGCAGCAGAACGAATGCCTATCAACTTGGCAACTCGTTTGTTCTCAGCTTTAACAGCCTCAGCGGCTTTAGCGTGGTCATATCGCAAAACAGACTGTGCAGCAATGCCGGTCCCTGAAACTCCAATCAAAGCTTCCTTTTCGATGGTTTCTTGCCACTCTTTTCTAAGATAATGAAAATGAGTATATCCAGCTTGCAAGGTTCCTAAAAACGAAGCAACTTTTGCACGAGCAATGTAGTCTTCTTCGCTTTCAATGGTAGCCATGTTTATTTCAGACAAGTTGCAGGCCCCTTGTGATTTCAATGACAATTCCAAACAAGGGTTTGCCCCCATGTGTGGAGTATTAGAAAATAGGATGCCAGGTTCGCCTGCTTGAGAATCTTCTACAATTTTCCATAAATCTAAAAAATCTGCTTGCTTGACTTTATGACGAATAATTACTGCACTATTGTTGGCTCTTGCTCTTTGAGGATTATCGATCCACCAATCTCCAGATTTAGCCTTCAGCATTAGTTCGTCATCAATATCAAACAATGAAATCATTGCTGCTCTACGAATACCACCTGTCAATACAGCGTCCGCAATAAAACACTGAATATCATGAATTTGCAAACTATTGATACGTTTGCCATCAGGAATTGAATACAAAATAGATTGTATTTTTTCAAGACATATTTTTAACGGTTTAGGGCCTGGAGCTTTGCCACCTGCTGTGACCAGCAAAGCTCCTTTAGGGCGAATATCGCTAAAGTCAAATATTGGCAACCAACCTCCTGCAAAAAATGCCTTAGCAAGCATTCTTACTGCTTCTGCCCATCCTTCAATTGAATCACCTACAACATAACGTTTTTTCTCAAGAGGATATCGCAATACTGGCAATTTTTTAATATGAGTATTTTGAACAGAATACCCCACTCCAGAACCACCTAGCAACAAAAACATTGTTTCGCTAAATACACGATAATCATCAACTGCAGCAAACGTACAGTTGTATTGTCTTGCCGGATTAAGCATTATTGGCTTGCCTGAAAATTGGAGTGATCTCATCGCCGGAAGAACTTTTTTCGGTATTACAAAATTTTCATATACTGATATAATTTCATTTTTTAGATGAGGATACATATCTAAGTGCATATTTCTATTTCTATAACATAATTCATGCCAAGTTTCTCTTCTTTGTTTTTCTGGCATGTATCTAGAATATTTTGAAAATACTGTAACGTCACTTAAAAGTTTTCGCCCTAAGTCCATATTAATGCTCTCCCTATTTATACAAAATTCGATTTATTAATTTTTTGATAATCGCGAAATTTATCGCGAAGCAAAGCGACAGATGTCTCTTCTTCAAAGCTTTCAATAGTAGCAGGTTCAAAGACATCAATTTTTGAAATAGCAGTATTGATAGAAACAGGAAACTTTTTATTGTCTGGTCCCAATCTACTCTTGGCTACAAATAAATATTTGTGACTCATCGTAATCCATAAATCGCTTACCATAATTTTGCCAAAAGCTTCTGCTACATGTTTTTTAGTGATGACTTCTACATCTAAACCTTCTCGATTGGTTTGAGTAGCAGTCCAAATAGGTATGTCTAACTCCATTGATAGTGCGCGTAAATCCCTATATACAGCTTCTTCTTCTAATCTTCTTTGATCATAATGATGTTGCGAACGCATTAAGTCTGCATAATCAATAATGATCAAGTCAGGATATCGACCAACCATTCGCAATCTATTTAAATGATTTCTGATGGTATTGACAGTAGCTGTAGAAAACATTTTAATGGTGATGTATCCAGGAACTTCTTTCAGTTTTTCGCGAACTATTTCTTTATTCTCTAATAATTTATCTGAATTAATTGTAGATATTCGAGCATCATAACGAGAACCAATTTCTACATCATCTAATTCTAGTGTATAATGAACAACATTAAATCCAAGTTTTGCTGCATGTTGACCGATGTCAACTAGCATATGCGATTTACCGAGCCCTGTCGGAGCACACACAACACATAATTTTTTCCCAGGAATGCCACCACGCTTTAGAATTGCATTGATTTGTTCATAGGGTGTAGGAATGACTTTGCCAACTTCTGCTTCAATTTCCATGCGTTTATCTAATCCTTCTGCATAGAAATGTCCTATGTCTCTTTCAGAACCAGCTTGAATAGCTTTCTGAATAGGTTCTACAATTTGTTCAAATTTATTATCTTCAATTAGTTGAAGGGATTTTTCAAGAGCAATGAACAACGCTCTTTTTTTGCAGAATTCTAAAGCTTGTTCTTTGGCATAAAATAAATCATTTTCATCTCTAGTCTTTAAGATTTTAAACAAATAACCTAAAACCTTTTCTTTAACAATTTCATCATCAAAATCATTCTTCGCTATTGTAACCAACAATCTTAATGACGGAAATACTTTATGTTTTTCGTGATATTCAAAATATGATTTAGTTAATTGCTTAAGATGTTCTAAATTAAAATAATCTACATTTAATACTTCTGTCATTTGTTCGGCAAACTGATGGTCAGAAATCAATGCCTGAACAACGCATTCTTCAAAATGATTATCATTTTTAAATTTAGAATTCATATATTAGTTACCTTTTACAGTTAAAGTTCTGAAGGAATGAAAGAAAAGTTGACTTAATTGGTCTATGCCGTCTTCTAGCAATTTTAATCTAAATATAGTAGAACTAAATTTAATGTTCTGTCTCAAGGCAAGACCAATCCTTTGAACGCTTGTAGCGCTTATAATAGGAGACGCAAGCTGCATTACTTTGTGATTGTCTATAATTATATCTTTGTAGTCTAAGAACAGCTTATATTTTTCTAAATTTTGTTCGCATAATTCAAAAAAATATTGCAAATTTATGGTATTTTTTTCAGAAAAACAGGGAAAAAATTTAAGCAATTTTTTCTCGCCTATTCCTTTGACGCCCTTTAGATTATCTGATTTATCCCCAATGACTGCCCTGGCCAGGCAAAAATTATTGGGATAAATAGTGTATCGCCTATAAACTGAGTCAATGTCAATAAATTCTTTTGCTGTAGGACTAAAAATTTTGATGCGGTCAGTTATCAGTTGGTAAAAATCTTTATCTCCAGAAGCGATGACAATGTCGTCATCTGAATAATATGCTGACAAATACGCAATAACGTCATCAGCTTCTATGTCAGGAATTGTTATTTCAATTACTGGCAAGTCTTTGAGATATTGTCCTAATCGCAGTCTTTGATCTATTTTGTTTTGTTCTGGATTGTCGGCTGAAAAATCATATTCTCTATTTATTCTTGGAGGAGAACGGTTTCCTTTGTATTCTTCTTTTATTGCCTTTCTTCGTTTGCTACCGCCAGGACCATCCCAAACAAGAATTACTTTAGATGGCTGACTTAAATTTACAAAGTATCCTAGACTTCTTAGAAATCCTACCACTCCTCCATTTGCCACGCCATTTGAATTTATCGTAGGAACAACTGTCCAATTACGCAAAAAGTTATTCGTAGCATCAACTAATAAAATGCTCATAGAACACCTTTCGATGATTAGAATTGACTTAGAACTTAATTCTAGGACCGCGCCAAAATTGAATGAAGTCTGAAAATTTCTTTAGAACGCTTTGACGTTGAGATAAAGATTTGTTTTTCTCTAGTTCTTGCTTCATCTTTTCTGCTGCTTCTTTTTCTTCTCTTGTTTTCGCTTTTGCAATGGCTTGCGAAACCATATTGGCCATTTCTTCTTGTTCTTTTTTGAACTTAGCCATAGAATCTTCGCCCATCATGTGTGCAGCATTTTGAACTATTCTAATATTACGCATTTTCTCTGGTCTATATCGTCTATAAGGATCCCAATTGCGCGTTATGATAAAAGGACGAATGACTCCTCTATAAAAATCATGAGGAGAATTTATTTTGGTATTTCTATAAGCACCTGGCTCTGAAATAATTTTATCCATTTCTGCATAAGCAGTAGGATTTCTTTGCTTTAAAGCAGTTCTGTAGCGCATCTCATACATTGGATCAATCAACATTCTAAGAATATTGATTTCATCTCTAGTTAAATAGTTGAAATTTAAACCATGAACTAGACCTTCCCAATTAGGATGCAGTATTAATACTTCTGGATGTTTGTCGTGGGCTTGCGTTCCTTCTAGATGAACGGCAGGATAACTAAAACTTACTAAATCTCCAATTTTGTAATATGCCATTACAGCTCCATTTGTGATTCCTTTTCTAAATCACTTTTGATTTGTTCTACTTCCAAAACAGAATCAACATCAATATCTAAAGATTCAATCTTTCGTGTAAAATCAATAATCATTTTATTGCTAATGCACTCAAATACATATTGCCTTAGTGGCAAATTATTTTGCAATAATTCAGTCCATTCAGAATTTCTAAATTTTATCTCTTGTTCGCCAAGCATAATAGATTTATAACTTTTTCCAGTTATAATATTCATGTCATATAAATAATCAAAAAGACTTCCAGCATCATCAATACCCCAATCATACATAACAGGAAAACTTACTTTCCTCCATGCTGGACCGACTTTATTTTTAATGACGCTTGCATCACAAGCCGCTCCTACAATACGCCCATCTTTATCTTTAAGTTGACTGACTCTGCTAAGTTTAATGCGAACAGAAGCATAAAAACTCATGGCCTTTCCGTGACTAGTTGTTGTAGGATCCCCAAAAGAAACGCCAATTTTATGACGCAATTGATTGGTACAAAGAAGCGCAATTCGTTCAGACTTAATGGCACTACGAATTTTTCTTAAACCCATTGACATAATACGAGCATGAACACCCATCAATTTACTTGGGTCGTAACCACTTTCTAGTTCTACACCAGCAGGAGTTGCACCAATAGAATCCCAAACAATTGTAATTAACTTATCTTTATGTTTTAGTCGTGTTTTTACAATGACCTGTTCGATGTATGAAAACACTTCTTCTAAAGAAGACAGCCATTCTTTATAGATAAGACCATCCCAGTTTAAACCAACGCGATATGAAAAGCTTTTATCAACATCATGTTCAGTATCAATTAAAATAGCAATGCCACCGCGTTTTTGTGTTTCTGATAAAACATGAGTAGCGATTAATGTTTTGCCAGATTGGTTTTCTCCAATAAGTTCTGTAATTCTACCAACTGGAATTCCGCCATTTTTGCCATTAGAAATAGCATAATTCAGTAATGTTGAACCTGTTCCAACATATTCTTGAACATCATCTACTTCATCTGATTCTAAAAGTTCACGTAAATCATCTGTTGAATCAACATCAATACTAGATTTTGTTTTTTTAGCCATTATGAACTCCAAATAAAAAAGCCTGCTAGAACTTTTGAAAATCCTAGCAGGCTTTTTAAATCAATTGTTTTTTTTATACACGAGCATTGCGCAAAGCTTCTTCAAACTCTGCTTCGATATCCATATCTTCTGCTTTACCATTCCCACCACGAAATACATCTACAGTTTCTTCGGAAATATCTTCTTCGTTCTTTTGGAACGACAGCCAATCACTTAAACGCTTCTGAAGCTCTTGAGCTGTTGGAACCGTATGAAGTTCTTCGAATGGCTTAACCCTTTGAAGAATGGCATCAATTTCTTCTTGAGAAGAAGCTAAGGGAGAATCCGTTCTCTTAAACTGAAATTTTGTTTCAGCATACATCTTTCCAGGAACTTTTACCTGCCAAATATCAACATCGATGCCATGCTTAGGATCAAGATAGTGAGCAGTATCTGAATTAAATAAAGATTCAATAAGTGCTTCATAAAGAGTTATGCCAAATGACCAATACTTTGGCGTATTTGATTCGTCTTCTCGATCTACCACTACAGCAAAAAACCGCTGCTTAGCAAATAATTTCTTAGAAAGTTCCAAGTCCTTAGCTTCGCCAGACGAACGCAAAGCCTTGCAAAAATCATGAATAGGATCTGGCTTTCCAAGCATCCGAGGCGCTAAAACGCCAGGACCTTCGCCGATACCATAATAAAACCATGCTTCTACAAATGGCTCATCTTTACTAAACGGATAGTGAATGATGCGTGCTGAAGTTTTCTTACCGTCTTTCTTAGACTTGAAAAAATATTGAGAACCTTCTTGTACGGGAAATCGTTGTCCTGACTTAATTTGTTCCAGCCGTGCTTTTAGTTTTTCTAGGTTTGCCATGTTTTTTTTCTCCAGTTGTTTTTGTTGTTTTAATTGTTTTACTTCTTTTTTCACCTCGCGGTGAAGATTGCGTTTCTATATTGTTTTCTTCTGTTTGTAAAGGGGCTTCTGTAATGTTTTGGTGATTCTCCATAGAAAGATCATGAATTTCAAGTGACATCACCTGAAGTTGACTATCAATTATAATAGGCGGCTGAATACTTTCCTGATGTTCTTTTTGTACAGTAATTTCTTGTTTTTCTTGCTTTACTACTATTGGTTCTGAACATACTTGCGGTGCTGGTATTGGTGCTAAATTGCATAAGTTTTGCGTTGTGCTTGCCATATTGTTCTCATTTGATTTTGAATTTTCATTGCTTATCTTAATTATTTTCTTCTCTAAAGAATTGCTCTTAAAAAATCTAGAAATATGCATTAATTCATATTCTCCATTTGTCCAAAATTTTTACCAATTTTTATATCTACAGGGAATTTTGTGCCGAACATATTAGTGTGAGTATTTTCCATGATGTATTTAATTTCTTTGATTAACGACACTTCATGTTTGCTGATATAAAAAACAATAGCATCATGAAATGGAAAAATAATTTTAGACTTTTTATCTTCTAATTTCATTTCTAATTCTTGAAGAACCGCTAACATACAATCCACTTCCAATGAAGTAATATAATTTTGAAAAATAGAATGAACTGGTTCTCGTGTATATTTCAACACTCTTCCGAATGGATTAATCAATTTCCCTAGCTTAAGAAATTGTTCATATAAATTCATTCGTAATTCACGAATAGGTAAAGCATCAAATTCGATTAAATTATTATCTACACCAAACATCCAGGCAAGAAAGCCCATTTTATTTTTCTCTCTATCTCCATCAAAGATAGAATAAATGTCATACACATTTCTGAATTTATTTTTGAATGTTTCATTATCAGTAGAGAAAATAGCTAATCGTGGCTGAAAAGATTTATAATCAAATTGAACCAGACGAAAATCATCTGGCGCTATTATAGCTTGACGTACTCGTTCTTTAGGTAACGAATAAATGTTTAAAGAATTTTTCTCAAAAGACAGGCGACCTGTTTTTGCACCAACAGGATTAAATTTTAATTGAATAGTATTGTCTTCTTTTATGGATTTTAAAATTGTCTGAACATGAAAACTATCTATATTCTTTATGTATTCTTTATCAATTAAGATATGATTTTGAGAAATATAAAATAAAGTTTTCAACTTATCATAAAATTTATTATAAAAAGACATGACGTCTTTCTCGTCAAATCTTAAGAACAGTTCAATTATAACTTTTGCTCTTTCTCTGTAAAGTTCTGCAAGGAGATCTGCAGGAAATAATTTATCCTCAGAATATTTTTTATAATCAATCTTGCAAACTGAATAACTATTTAAATGATATTTAATTTTATTTGACAGGTCTACATAGCGATTAAGTCTATCAACGCCTAACAAAGCAGTTCCTAGATCAATTAAACTGTCAATTTTATATCCAAATAAACGATATAAAGTCTTAACGTCATATACGAACAAAGCATTTTTTGAAAAAAAATTCATATACTTGAATGAATCAAAACATACAATTGTACAATTTTGATAATATTCGTTTTCAAAAAATGCTTTATCTAGGTCAATAAATTGTTGAAGCTGAAACTTACCAGAATCGGAAAAGACAGAAGCAGAAACTGTAGAGCCATTGTTGAATATGGATTCTATGCAAAGATATTTCATGCAAATGGCCCATGGTTAAATTATTATATATAAATATGCTGCTCCACTGTTAATTAAACATTATATCTAATTCAGTAGTAAATCCATCTACACCCAGATGATGCTTTACCCCTAGTATCTTATAAACACCATCCAGGAAATATGTACCAGTGTCAAGCCAAAAGAAACGAAAAGGACGCCATTGTGGGTGGCCGAGTACGGTCAGGATGCCTCGTATAGGGAATAACAACGGAGACGTTTGATTGTCGTTGCGTCCTTTGGCAATGGCGCGTGTATCGCGAGGAGAACCAATACGAGCTGATTGCATATCTACCACCATGGCAGATTTCATGTTAGAATCAACGACATTGGATAATTTAGCATCTTTGATGAATGAATTAGCATGCCCCAAACGAACAATTGGTAAATGCTGATTAACGATTATTTCTTGTTCTAATTGTTGCTGTGTTTGTAATCCTGCTCTTAATGTAGCAGTTGTTACAGGAACATTGTATTTCAAATCTAATATTTGAATTTCAAATTTATCATTGCGAGTAGTTGAATTTATAACAACTTGAGGCATAGAAAAACTGGCATCGTTGTTGTTCGAATTTGGTGTAATAAAATATTTTGGATTCTGTAAAAATTCTCCAATAATGAAGTTGAACAACCTTCCCATTGTCGGAACCAAAATGCCTCTTTTGGTATTTTTATTGAACAAATTAATGAATTTTTTATATGGAATTGGAAATTCAGCTATTGATTTGTTGGCCCATTCACCTGCTTTTTCGTTAAACCTTCCATAAATTACATTGATTTCTCGAATGCCTTTAAACATATCTCCAGCATTTCTTATGGTATCTCCACATAATGTAGAAAATAAATCATGTAATGTAACAACTCTTAATCCTTGGTAGCCAAATCGATTAACACGACGAACATAAGATGTTTTAACAGATGTAAGTTTTTCTTTAAATTTTGAAGCAACAGGACCACGACCTCGTTTTTCTAGATCTACTACACGAGCATTCATCTGTGCTAAAATATTATTGTCTCGTCTGCCACCAGAATTAATAACATCTTGTATGTGTTGCAAAAAATTATTTATATCTTGAATTTGTTCAAAGATTTCACCTTTACCATCATGTATAGGATTTTTTTGTCTAGCTGCAGCAGCATTAAAATTTATCGCTTCATCGCCAACCAAAATATTATTAAACATATCATTAAATGCATAACCGCTAACAGATAAATCTATTTGTCCTGTGGTGTCATAAGTTATGTCATATGTTGAAACATTAATTAATAAAGTTTCCTTTACGTTTAAAAATGATGATGCTCTAGAATTTGACCATCCATATTCTAACTTCAAAGGAGCACCAGAATACAATAAAGATTGTAAAGATGTATTGGTTATTTCTGTAGGAGCGTGAACCTTAAACTCTATATTAACTTTAGTATAAGAAAGATATCCACTAGCTTCATCTACTTCAATAGTAATTCCTTTTAAAGAAATATTAGGTCTGTCACCATAACGAACACCTTGATGAATGTTGTTGACATCAATAGTTTTGTGTAAAAAACTAATATTGAAATTTTGCAATACACCTCCTTGAGCATTTAACAAACTCAAAGAAATATATGGAATAGATTCAGCTAACTCCAATGCTCCAATGGATTCTAGTGTTCTAACAAATTCTGGAGTGAAATTGAACAATGGATGATAATTGTCAGAAAACGCATTGTTGTCTGGTGTTAGTTGTCCATCAAAATTTTGATTAACAACCTGAGGAGCAGGTTGCCCTAGAAATTTATACTTTAATTGAACTGGCATTAAAAGAACCTTAGCACATCATTTACGTCTATTGGTATTTTAATAATCTGTCCTGCTTCGAAACCAAAAGCCCACTGTAAATTATTCATAACTGCTATAACCCACCAATAAGAACCATCACCTAAATATTTTGCAGATAATTGATCTAGCCTATGAAACTGACCAATTCTTATTCTAAGAACAGGAACTTCATCAAGCTGTCTCTGTGTAGGAAAATCAGATGAAGCAAAATAAGAATTATTGATTATATTAATATTTCTATATCGTGATACAGCCATTATGGCAACCTCGAAGTATTTCTTACAGTATCAAATATTTTTCTAATTTCACTTCTTGAAACTTTAGCATCAATATTACCATTTGTGGTTTCTCCACCAGAACGAACTGTTCTTGTAAACGTTCCAGCACCAAAAGTAGGTCCGCCTTGAGCGCGACCAGCCAACGTTTCTTCTGTAGCTCCCAATGGTATATCTGATAAATCTGAATACGGATACAAACCAGGATTCCCGTTATGAATAACAATAAACGATAATGATACTGTAACTTTTCTAGGAACTTTGAAATCTTCTTTCAAATTCCAGATTCCATCATCATAACTCCAATCCATAGAACTAATATATCCAGGCAAACCTTTTGTAGTTCCATCTGCAGTTGAAGCGAATAGGTCTCCAATGCGCATTCTAATGATAGGTCCTGATTGCAAAAATCCTCTAGTGTCATATGCTGGATATACCATAGACTGCAATTTAGATAATTTTCTCCACATTACAGGTAAATCTGAAGGACCCCAAGCAACAACATCAAAAGCTACATTAATTGTTCTAATTGTTCCTTGATAAACAGGAATTTGATCAACTCTTCCATAATATCTTTCTGAATTCCATTCAGGAGTAAAACTTTCAGCAAGACTTTCTGGCTTTAAAAATGCTCTAAAGTATAAAAATTGGTTGAAATTTTGTCGTAAATCCTGAAACATAAAAGGAAAATATAATTTAGAATCATCTATAGGATCAGCAACAACACCATCTTCAGTATCGTCGCCTTCTAATAAACGAGTAGATAATTCATCAGGACCTGGCAATGCTGCCTGAAATAAACCTCCAAATGGGTCTGGAACGCGAACGTCAGCAGTCCAAGCATATGCACTTTTTTCTGATGTTCTAGTAGAGCCAGGATATTTTTGTGGAGTAAATAATTTGCTTAATTTATATGATCCTGCTTGTTTATCAAGTTCTTCTACATTTCGTGGTCGTGCATTACCAACTAAAGGTAAACGTCTTTGAGAATTTTCATCTATTTTATTTTCTATGTCTGTAAGCGATGTACCTTCAGGAATAGAAGTTAAATAATTATTATCTGGAGAATATACGTTTGCTTGTACACCGGCTGCTTTGGCGACATAAAATAAAGGATTGAAAGGATCTTGATCTACTTGAGCTTCTATAGAAACTGGTAATGCTGCTGGTCTTTCTAGCGTATCCATGTCGCCAACTTTCGCAACATCTCCAAGAAATCCTATGCCATTAAATCCTGCATAAACACCTTTGCGCATTAAAAGTAAACGTTCAGTTCCTGCAGCTACAGAAGCTGCTGAATTAGTTTTATAATCACCAATAACAGAACCTAAAGTAATATTACTAATAGGAGTGGAAACTCTAGTTCCAGGAATTAATGATAGTGGCAAAGATAAAGGATTCCATATTTTATTGAGAGGCCCACCATTTTCAATATCACCTGGATTTAATGCAGTCAATAACAACTGAGAAGCTGCCCAAGTTATTCCTTTTACAATAGACTCTCCAGAACGCTCAACTGCTGGATTGGCGATATTGTTATTAGCTCTTGGCAATACACCAAATTCTCTACTAATGTTTTTGAACCAATTAGCTATAGCAAAAACATCGAAATATTTCAAAGGTCCAACAAAAACTTCACTGGCAAATTTCCCACCTTGAGAATCGAATAAAAATGTTTCTGCAGATCTGTCATCATATTGATTTCCAAACCTATGCCCTTCTGTACCATTTCTAAGCCGACCAACATTAGGACGATCATTAATTTGCTGTTCTATTGATTTATGAAAATTTATTAAATCACTAGCATCACTTGTTCTATTGAAAGATTTACTTTTAAGATAAATTTCGTCTCTTGCTAACGCAGGAGGACCATGAATAGGTGGAGGAATAATGTATTTTCCACTTACAGGGTCTTTAAAGTTGTCATGAGGATGTTCAGGTCCTTTATCAAATCCTAAAGGTTTGTAACTATTATCGTTTCGAGAACCATGAGTAGGTGGAGGAATGATGGGCTTCCCACTTACAGTGTCTATAAAGTTGTCGTGCGGGTGTTCAGGTCCTTTAGTGAACGCTAAAGGCTTATAGCTACTGTCACTTCGAGAACCATGAGTAGGTGGAGGAATAATATCTTTTCCACTTCTAGCATCTAAAAAATTGTCGTGAGGGTGTGCAGGTCCTTTATCAAATCCTAAAGGTTTAGAACTATTATCAATTTTTGGAATACCACTTTCTATATTAGAAGGTTGTTTTAATACAAAGCTTCTAAAAGGCTGAGTATCGGTATATACATTTCCTTTAAGAACATTTCCAATGAATATATCTACTAATTCTAATAAATTTGCCATTGTATTAATTACTGAATTGCGGATTTTTTAACAAGACTTGTTCCAATTTTTTCGCCATCAATATATAAGTTTATGTTTATATCTTTATCATTTTTAAAATCAATTGCTTTAGAAACTTTCATAGCAGCTTCTTGTGCGTATTTTTTAGCAGCTTGAATGTCCTGTTTAATAGCAACAGATTCTATTGGTTGCATTCTGCCAGCAGGAGAAACAGTAGCTTGCGGTACTCTATTTGTTTCTATTGCTTTTATTTGACCAGGAGAATTAAATTTTATTTGGCTAAAATCTAATCCACCTGGACCAGCTTGCAAACCCACTCTAGATAATGTACCTTGAATTTGATCAGATGTAGCTCCTGATAATCTCATATTTCTAAGAACCATAGATTTAACTTCTGAATCTTGTTCAAGACGATCTAATATTTTCTTAGCATCATCCTGAGAACCAACACCCTGAAGTATATTAGCATTAGCTTTTTTTAAATCATATGCAATTTCTATAGCTTTGCTCCATCTATCCTGATTAAATATAGAATCCCACAAATCTTTCCATTTATCAATTTTCGAAGTTGCATTTTCAATAGCTTTAGCAATAGAAATAACAGCAGATTCTATTTTTCTAGAGGTACTAATCATAGCATTTCCAGCATCTTGCCCTCCGAATAAATGAGTTACAAAATCTGCAAGAGCACGACTAATTCTATCTATAGCTGGACCTAATGCAGTAACTGTCTTTTTGACACCAATTAAACCATTTTCCCAAGTTTTATTAAAATCAGCATCAATTTGTTTTTGCTTAAGTTGACGCTTCAATTTTTCCATTCCTCTATCTAAAGAAAATCCAAGAGCTGCTTCTTCTTGAGATAATCCTGTAGTAGAAGTAATTACGTTTTTCTGTTGAACAGTTAGTTTACCCCAATCTTTACCTTGTTGAATCAGAGCTGTTCTAATCATTTCAAAACGTTTTGTTGGGTCCTGCTCTAACATCAACTTCATCGAATCAATGTTAGTTCCAAATACTGCATTTAATTTAGCTGCAGCTTCTGCACTTCCTTCGAAACTGTCTAAATTCTTGCCAAAAGCACCATTTAAAGTTTTTATAGAAAACCCATATCTATTTGCTAAGGCTGTAGATTTAGAAAATTCTGAAAGATTGGCAGCACCAAAACGAGCTAAAATTTCTGGACTCTTTGCCATATCTTGCTGAACTTGAGAAACTGGAACGCCATAAGAACCTGCAGCATCTGCACCAATTTTCATCATCTTATTAAGACCAGCAAGACCAACAGAAGACTTTCGAAATTGCAGAGCTAATTTACCTGCCTCTTCTCCACTTAAACCTAAAACACCAATCAATCTTGTGCCAACATATAAAGTTTCTTTCAGTGTTTTAGAATCTGAAGCAAAAGAAACGTCTCTCATTCCTAATGCAAAATCACGAACTAAAGAAGCACCTTCTGAAAAATCCCTGCCAAGATGCAAAAATTGCTGGCCCATAGCATTCATTTGCAATTTTAATTGAGATACAGCAACACCAGAACCACCAATTTGCTTATTAAATTCTACAGTAGCAGGAATAACATTTTTATCTAAATGCTCATAAACATCTTTGAAACCTTTAAATAATAAAATAATAGGAGCTAATGCTCCTGCAACACCGGCTATTAGAAGACCTAATGGAGAAAACAATAAAGAAGCACTAGATTGAATTACTTTAAGAGCACCACCAACACCTTCTTTAAGAACAGTACCTAATTTCATTCCACCTTTAGCAGCTTCTTCAAAAACTTTAACAGGAAATGCTGATAATTTACCTACAATTGCTTCAATGGCTGTAGAAGGATTATATAAATATTCGCCAAATTGTTTGGCTAACTTATTAATATCGAAAAATCTGGCTTTAGATTGATCAAGATATTCTTGTTGACGCTTAAGTAATTTTAAACCCTCTTCGATATCACTGTTTACTTGTTGCTTGATGCTAAGGATTTTTTCTTCTGATGCGCCTTGTTCACGCAAATCTTCAATGTGCTGTTTAGCTAAACCAATAATATATGATTCTACAGCGCTAAATACTTTAGCACTTTTAACCATTTCTTTTTCAAGTTGAGCAGCACTAGAAATATAACCAGGGAGTTTTTTTACATCCAAAACAGCACGACGAAGAATATTGTTAAAACTAAAAATACCATCAGCAGAAAGTTTAATTTCTTTATTGGTGTCTTTAGCGTGTTGCTTCATAGATCCAAAAAGACGTTCATGAGCAGATAACTCATCTCCTAGATCTTCTAATGTCTCCTCTAAACCTTCAAGTTCTTCTTTTAAATTAGCCAATTCATCAAGTCTCCTTCCATAAATAGCCTAAGCTACTAATTTAGCATATTTTTTGAAACTCTTCGAAGGTTAAATTTGGCTTATCAAGATGAAGCCTCAAAGTATCCCACTTGCCAACTGTCTGACCTTCTGAAAGCCACCTCAAACGTTGCTGACGTTGATTCCATGCAGACAACATAAGTTTGGATTGCATTTCCGCAATGTCTTTGTTGATAGGTTTCAAAGCAGCAGTTAATTCTTGCAGTTTCTCTTGTACTGATTCTACATATTTTCTAACTCTAACAGCTTGTTCTCTTGTAACCCCTTCCTTAAATCTTATTAATTTTCCTCTGTCAGGCGTCATATATGCAATTTCATCCCATGCAGAAAAAATTTTCTCCTGAAGTCTTTCCCATTCTTCCCGAACTTTCTTTCTATCTTCCCACAACATTCCATACTTACCATTTTTTCTATCTTCCATGTCAGAAAGACAACAAAGATACATTGATTCGTCAAACGAAAGTTCTCGAAATTCTTTGCGCAGCATGGTTCTGCCGCCTACTTCAATAACGTCATAATCGCTTTTTCTGCCACAAGCATACTGCCATGCTATATCAAGATACTGCCACCATGTTCGCTTCATCATTGTAAACTCCTATTAAATCCTTAAAATCAGTACATGTAGGCGCCAACATCAATTTCAGGATTTCTTTCAAGATTTTCTATAATGCCATCCAACCTTTTTTGCATTTTGAAAAAATCTTGAACAACTTGCGCAATTTCATCTTTGTTGATTGTTTGCGAAAATCTAAATTCGCCATTTTTGTCAAATTCACCAATCATCTGCAATTGCGACATAAGGGATTTATAATTCCCTTCGATGACTGCCATTTTTGCAGAAATACTGGATACTGCATCTTGAAAGTTTTCCCTGGTATTCATGACCACCTCCAAAGGGTTCTGACTGCCTACTCTTATTATGCCAGAGTACAGGGGGTTTTCAAGGCGAAAAAGGGGGGATTTTAGCTGTTTCTGCGAGGGCTAAACATAGTATCCAGGTTTCTGGTTTGCGTCTGCTGAGCGCGCGCCTGGCGCTTCTGGGAGGGGCTTAAAGGTTCGTTTATATTGTTGTCAGAAGACTTTTCTTGAGCATGTTTATTGTGTCTTCTGATTAACCATTTTCTAATAGGAACTGGTAATTTATAAATATCCCAATAAGACATGCCTGAATAAACTGTCATGCATGCCCAAATTTCTTCTAAGAATAAATCTTCTTTAGACGTCTGGCCAAAAGAATGACATTCCAAATGGAATGCCAACCTCGCTTTCTTCATTGCAATATTTGCAAGACATTGTTTGTTTAACATTAACATCTGGAGAAATTTTATTGATATACTTTCGTAATGATAATGAATCACCAGCACGCATTGTGTTGATGAATTTTGAAATTACGGATTTGTCAGAATTGCCGTCAACAGACAAAATTTGATGAATTAGTCTGGAAGTGACTGCGTTTTCAACTTGAACTCCTAATTTCTTCTTTTTGTCATGCGCAGAATTGATTTCAGTTTCATCGTTACCAGTTAACAATTTGAACTGAACAGTTGATTTAGAAAGAGGAAGAACATATTGAAAAACATTTGTATTAGATTCAACAGGTTCTGCGCCTAATGATTTAACTGTAAGTCCATTTAAACTAAAATCATGTTCAAATTCCTGAAAACAAGAAGGACACTTAACCTTCACAGAATAATTTGAGCCATACCCTGAAACACGAATAGCAATTAAAATAGCACTTCTGTCGCCCAACAAAAGAGAACCTGGCTCTACTGTTTTATTTAACAGACAGGATTCCATTAATTTGTCTAAAACAGTGCCATTCTTTACTAAAGCAGCAGAAGTTAGTAAATCTTCTTCTCTAGCTGTCATACAACGAATTTCTACAGAAGCTTCGTTGCACAAAGGATGATCTGAAGAATACAATAACCCTTTGCTGGGCAAAGAAATTGAATCTACTGGAATATTGTAATCTTGAGAATTTACTGATGGTACTTCACGCTGTGATACATTAAACGGATTATTTTCTGTCACTAAAAACTCCCAATAAAAAAAATGGGGAGGGGCATTGCACCCCTCCCCTATATATAGGAAAACGAAAGGAGTAGCGATTAATAACCTTTCGTCCTTTACTTAAATACATCAATTATTTAAAAAGTAAAGAAAAATTTTGGAAAATTTAGAATAATAGAATGGCTTGATCGAAACGAAGAACACATGCAATTTCTACAGGATCGTCCGCACTATAGTCGAGATCACCGAAGTTAGATTGCTGAATCCAGGTTCCCTGCATTTCCCAGTTTTCCACTACTGAACCAACAGGATCTAAAAGGTGAAGATTAATTGTTTTTTTGTAAAACTGAGCATAACCCATGCGTCCAGTAGTGTTTTCCCAACATAATCGTACCCACTCCATTACTTTCGCACTACTGCTGGGAACTATTGGGTCATAGAGAGTAACATTTAATGGTTGCCAAGTTCCTTTCGCGCTTATAAAACGCTTTTGGTTAATATAATCTATTACACTTTCTCCAAATTCAAGTGCTGGTCTTGATGCAGTTTTTAATGTAAAAGCGTCAACACCACCAATAGCCATGATCCATCGGAACTTTCGTTTTGGCTCGTAAGTATCCGCTAACATTTGATTAACTTCGAGTATTTCAGCCAAGGAAGTAAATTCTCCTGTTGTATTAATTTAATTATAAATATAAAGCAATATTATAATTAGCTTAATATTTTCATTTCTTTCAGCTTTTGTTCATTCCACAGTTCACTATTGGGATATTCTTTCTGAAACCATTTCCATTTTTCTAAAGATCGTCCTCTAAAATATCCTTTTATTTCTATCCACTTATGTTCTTCGATTAAAAATAAATCTGGCCTGTACGTTCTTCCATTAGGTAATTTAAATACTTCTGGTTGCCATTTAAAATCAATTTTATTATCGTTTAAATATTGAACAACCCTTAATTCATACGAAGCTTGACAAACTAATTCTTCATTAGTTTTCCAATGATACTGAATGTATGAATTATTTAAAGATTTGGCAGCTTTTAAAGAAATTTCTTTATTTTGCATTACATGTTTTGTTCCATACTTACGCATACAAGTATCTTTACATTTTTCTTTGAAATATTCAGACTGCGTTATGCACTCACACCCATATTTTTTTAAATTATATTTTTTTCTCTTATGTTTCGATTCTTCAGTTGACAAATACCACTCATTCCCATGTTTTTTCATATTTATATTCTTAATCTTATCCCTCATCCCAGAAATATCAAAAATTTTTTCTACACCATATTTTTTCTTCAATGTTTCTTTAGCTTTCAAAGAACGTCTTTTTGGATGAGATTTTTTACTACCGATTACATTATTAGGAGTTGCCCACCACGAACCATATTCAAAATCATAAAACAAACACTTAGAGCTTATATTAATATAAGTTTTTTCATCTAAAGTAACAATATCTCCATGCACATCTTTCAATCTTTCTTTTACGGTTTCAATTGAAATTCGTCTTGATTCAATAGATTTTTTTCTTATGTCTATTCTATTAAGAGAATTTTCAATTCCATATCTTTTTAAACATGTTTGCTTTACTTTTTCTCGCTTTCTTGCTGGGTGGGACGTACCGCGACACAAGACCTGAGTTGGTGTAGCTTCCCAATCACCATGATCGATGTCAGTAAAAACAGCTTTAACGCAAGTATGTATATAGGTGTCTTCCTTTAGAGAGACAACATCTCCATGAACTTTATAGAGTCTTGCTTTGATTTCTTCAATGGTGAGTTTGCGTGGCATAGATGTTCATTACGACAAATGAACATAAATTTAAAGGAAAAAATGAGAAAAGCGAAGAGGAAAAGTCAATTATTCAGAAAAAGATGCGCCAGTTGGAGAAACAATAAAAGAAAGTTGAACGAACTCAGTTGCTCTCGTCGGAACCAAGAAAATCTGGCCTACCAAAACATTTCTATCAATAGATTCTGCAGTATTATTTGACGAATCCATAACCACTAGAAAACGCTCTAATCCTTGTTTTTGCTGAATATCAGCAAGAATTGGATTGACTAATTGCTTAAACCGCGTTTGTGTTGCAGGATTATTTGGCTCAAAAACCAGGAATTTGGCCGCGGAGGCGATCAATTTCTTGGCGTGAATTAACAATCTGCGAACATTAATTCTGTCTAAAGAAGAATTCTTTAGCTGCAGAGTTTTCTGTCCCCAAATTACTGCAGGAACATCAGGGAATCGCGCAATTGGATTAATACGATTCTCATACAGACTGTCTCTGTCTGCTTGAGTTAATTGGTCTTCAATTCGTAGAACATCAAAACCAATTGTATCACGATTTAATCCTGCACGATTTAGACCAGCAGGAGCATACCAAGCATACGCTACTCTATCATTGTATGCTATTGCGCCTAATGCAGCAACTGAAGCAGGAAGAACTTTAGCTTTCTTGTTGGTATCGTCATAAATTTTAATTCCAGGATAATATACTGAAGCATAATTGCTGTCAAATCCAAGTCCTTGAACATTCTGAACAACAGCAGTTACGCTACTGCCTGAAATATCAGCAACATAGAAACAGTCAGACCGTGCTTCTACTTGAGTAATTGTATAATTAACAATACGACTACTATAAAGTCCAGGAATACAAACCATGTTGATGTCGATAAAATCAGGATCTGAAATAATATCAACAGCTTGACGAACTGCTTGTGTTCCTAGTTGACTTACAGTAAGCAATTCAGCTTCATTATCTAATGGATTAGTTTTCCGTGGATCAAACCCATCAAATCCAAATGCTATTGGCAATGTAAATTTAGCAGTTGTAGATATTAAAGTAGTGTCATCATCAGCAGTTCCAGGAACCTTCCAGTTGTCAATTGGGCTAGACCCATTATAAACAAAATCACTTACTGAATTTCCGCTTACATATGTTAAACTGAAATCTGGATCTGATCCCGTCATCGTAAGAAGACGACTCAATCTGGCTTTAACGCTTCCAGAAAGCTTAAATTCTACACCCCAATAATATCTGTTACTAGTTTCACTCTGGGTATCTTTGTCTAATAAATCTGCTACTAAAGGCAAATCACGAATAGAACTTGTAAATTCAGCATCCATGTCTTGAATTTCTACAGTTCCACTTACCATTAATACTGGTTTTTCATATCCTCTAAAACCCCAAGGCAATGCTGAATCAGGATAAGAACCAGTTGTCATTTCTACTCGAATAAACTTAGAACGATTAGAAAAGTCTCCTTGTTCGGTCATTTTATTTTGAGTAGCGTTATATACCAAATATTTATCACCAATTACTCTGCAAATATAATTTGGATCTTTTTCGTCCATGGATAAATTAGGAAATGATTCAACGATATTTTTTGCCTTATCCGTATCGTCAAATCCACGCAACTCTAAGTCAAAGCGACCAAATTCGCTTACAGAAGGAGCTGCAGAAGGACGAATATTAGCTACAGAAACTTTAAAGCGCCCATTTTCAGCTACACCGTGTCCTAAAGTATGAATCCTAAATAAATTATAAACATCATTACTATAAAATTGTGAAGTAATCCATGAAGTTGAACCACTATTGTAACCTAACGTAAATGCAGTTTGTGCATAACTTGCAGAACCAAATCCAGCATTAGCATCTGCAAAATGTTTCACAGCATAATCATATACTTCGCGAACATAATATCCTTTTTCAGCAAATTTAGTTGGATCTGTATTTAAAACATTTTTTATATATTTCGCATCACCAGCGATAAAAGAAGCAGTCGCAGCAGCAAAACCATCCTGTGCTGGATTTACTGTATGTGCGAGACTCGACCCAGTAAAACGTATATAGCAAAATTCATCATCTAAATCTACTACAACCATTTCAGCAGAAGCAGTAACTTCAATCAATGCCATTACAGCAGCAGCAGAACCACTTCCTGCAGTAACAGCCCACATAGATTCTGCGGTATATCCAGGAGTTACAGCAGTACCATTAACGGTACGACCATCAGGACCTAAAACTCGAACGATATTTGCTGTTCCTGCATTTTTCAAATATGCACGAGCTGCATAACCTAAAACATGATCTTCATTTAAATCACCGAAGAATGTTGCAAACTCATTAAAATTCGTAACTGTAATCGGTACAAATGCAGGACCTTTAGGTGCAGTACCAATAATGCTAGCGCCGATAGCGCCTACCCCGGGTCCTAAAAATGAAACATCAATTTCATTTGTAAAAACTCCAGGGGAAATAAAGCTTTTTGCCATTTATTTTGCGGTCTCCTAATTATTGAATATAGAAATTCTATTTGTTATAAATAGAGATATTTATGCTCAATAGATAATTTTGTGGCATAAATATTATTTTTTTAGGTGAAAATTCTTTTATTCATATAGTTTTTCAAAATCTTCCAAAGTTACTGTTTTTTCTTTTAATTCTAATCTTGTAGCACTTTGAGTTTTATAAACAACGTTAGTTCCTTTATTTTCTCTATCTCTTCCATAGCTTAAGACGTCATCTTTAGGACTTAATATAAAATGAGCAGGAACTTTAATTGTTAAAGCATATTTAAATATTCTTTCCTGATCTGTAAATTCTTTTACATTAGTATCTGGAGTTAACGTAGTATCGCAAAATCCAACAAAATAACTCCCAATTCCATTTTTAGATTTTGTATCGTAATCTATAGGCATTACAAAACTACTTCTATAATCAAAACTATAAAATATTTTTTCTAACATTTCATTCATTTGAGTTTGAAACTGTGTCCAAACTGTTACTTCATAATAAACAGTTGCAAAATCTGGAAATGGTATTGTTAAATATTCATAAACTACGGCATCTTTTTTAACTTCTGGAAAATTATTTATTTTTCTTTGACGTAATAGGTTTTGATACAAACCTGTCTTTTTATGAATTTGTTTTGAAACAGTAATAGAATTTACTTCTTGTCCAAGCCCGCCAAATCCAGGTGTTCTGTCAATACTAGTTCTATTAATGCTGACAACAGGAAGTATTAGAGTACCATTTTCATCTTGAAATTTGTTTTTTCTTATTAATTTCCAGCGTTCTCCAGAAGCATATATAATTGGAACTTTTCTTCTTTCATTTTGAGCATCAACAGTAAGAGATAATTTTTTATCATAATAGTCAAATATGGCGCGATCTACCGTTTCAATGGTAATAGGGCGTATTTCATAACGTCCTTTTTTGTCATTGTATTTATTGTTCATAATTTAATTAATTAGATGCCCTTTAAACCATCCATTATTTCTATTTGACTTTTACGAGCTACTCTACAAATAGATTTAACCATTACTTCTTTTTCTATTTGTCCATAGACTATTTGTGGCTTTGTTAATTTTTCAATTTCATAAAGAATATTTCCAAATTTTATAAAATCACCTTCACGAGGAATTATATTTCTCTCCTGTAATTCATGAATATGGAAATATGCTTCAATTTTATAGACTGTATCAATGCTAAATTCATTAGCAACCTGTTCTGGTTCATTATACAGAACTAAAGCATTGATTTCTACAGGAGTAAAAACAGTTTTCTTTATAGCTTCATCGTATAAAGAATGAGTATTGGTGTGTTCGTCTGATACTGAATAATAAATAATACGTTGTTCTACAACTTTTTGTATTACTTCTTTAGTTATACTATTGATAAAATTTAATTCTTGAGAGCCTAAAAATAATCTGGACATACCTTAATTACTTTGTTATCGCCCAAATGGTACCATATAAGGTTCATAAGTTCCCCAAATCCATACAGAATCTACTACAAATTCATCAATAATGTGTAATCCTTTATATTTTGGTTTATCACCTTCATTAACGTATTCTATCGTAACATGAGGATTGTAATCAGGATATTTAGTATCAACTTGAATTTGATTATTCATAAAATGATTTTTAATGTCGCTATGAAAGTTTGTCAATTTTTTAGACTTAACAGGAGA